TGCATCAGCCGCAATAGTAGCCGCTACTGAACCTGAACCGCTTGCTGTAACATCACCTGTTAGTGCTGTTATACCCGCCGCTGCTGTTGCTGCCCATTTAACACCTGATGCTTGTGTACTGTCTGCTGTTAGAACGTGGTTGTTAGTTCCAACACCAAGAATGGTTGCATCACCTGCACCATCACCTACAACTAAGTCACCCTTTGTTCCCAAGTCGCTGTGCATGATTGCACCTGCGGCGTTGACAGTCGTTGCGTCTGTCACATCGGCACTTGCATCAATACCTTCTAATTTAGTGTAGTGGGCGGAACTCATTGAACCTGCTGCACTTCCTGATGCCGCAGTAATACTTATTGCAGGTGTAGCACCACCTGATGAAGCAATTGGTGATGTCCCTGTTACACCTGTTACGGTCCCTGCATTCGCTGTCGCACCCGCCGCAATCCCGTCTAACTTGGTTTTGTCTCCGTTGACAAATGCCCCTTCCGATGGTGGTTGTTGTGCGCTGTCAGCCTTTGCTCCTTGTGCGGCAGTAGCGTAATCGGATGCGTCAAACGCTTTGACTTGAGCAAGATTCGTAACTTCACTATCCATCAAAGCACCTGCTGCGGTTACATTCGTAGCATCTGTCACATCGGCACTTGCTTCAATACCTTCTAATTTAGTGTAGTGGGCGGAACTCATTGAACCTGCTGCACTTCCTGATGCCGCACTGATACCGATTGTTCCTGTCGTTGTAATTGTACCACCAGTGATTGGGGCGGTTGTTGCAATCGATGTTACCGTTCCAAGTCCACCGCCTGAGAGTCCAATTACGCTCCACGCACTTCCGTTGTACCCGAATGTGACCGACTTCCCTGCTGCTACGTCGTAGTCGAGGCCCAATGGGTCAAAGCGAAGTGTATGGCTGCCTGACGGATGGTACACACGAATTGTATGACTGTGTGGGAATGCATTCTGAGGTGTCAATGTAATGGCACCAGTTGTAGTGATGACCCATATGTTTGGACCATCGAAGGTAGTGATTTGGTCGGAACTTGTTGTGATGGTCTTGACTTCGTTTGGCGCAAGCCTCCACGTGTTACGAACAGGCGAGCCACCTTGTTCACGACGTGCACTGTAGTACAACACTGCATGTCCATCAGGGCTATGACTCTGCCATATCGCTCCGAGTGGTGAAGCGTTGAAAGCACCTGATTGAGTGCCACCTATGGTTCCGTTCATTGTATCGAGTGAACGATTTGCGTGGTCGACTGACTTAGTAGCAGTGTAATCCCCTGTTGCTCCAGAGGTAACAGGAGTCAAATACATAGGACTGTTACTCAACAGACATCGCTTATCACTAACCGTAGGTGAGTTGAGAGATGCCGTCACATTAGCCGCCCCACCTGTCATTGTATATCGTAGGACAGCAAGTACAGTTGTTTCATGATTTACCGTCGCCCCAGTTGGACCGGGTAGAGATAGAAATGTATCAGATGTGAGTGGAGTACCTGTGCTGGTTACAGCAGGTGTACCGAAGTGGTGCTTAACATTTGCAACGCCAGTGTTGTTGTCAGCAACGACATAAATAGTTACTATGACATCTGAATTCGATACAGGTACGGACGGTAATGAACCAAGATGCCAAGCCGTATCGCCTGCGGTATATGTTTTATTGGAGTTAGGTCCGTTGGCAAATGAATACAGAATACCACCGAGTACAGCGTAACCCCCATACACAGTGACTGAGCCGCCTGAGGAAACTGCAACATGTCCCGCCGTGTTCGTGCCTGTGTTCTGACGATTACTGTCTGCATAAGCCCGGTCATCCAATCGGACAACACCGTTACCATGTAGACCTTCGTACAGATTTGTCAATGATGTGCTTGATAAACCAGCCCCGTCTTTTAGGGATTCAGATGAAGCAGTTTGCCCTGTTGTATGTCCTGATAGTGGGTTGACCATTTTAGTTCACCTCGATGATTGTTGAAAATATAAGTTCAGTGTCAGATGACTTCGTGATTGCGTCGTAGGTATATCTGAATAATGCCCGGTCTGCTGAGCGGATACACACCTCTCGGAGAGGTAATGTGAAGGAATCGACCGTAGTGAGTTTTGCTTCGACAGAAATGGTATTGTCATCGACAATGCGTACAAGCGGAGTGACGGTGATGGCAGGTCGACCTGCACCACCATCTTCACTGGTGGCAATACCTCCATCAAATCCAAAAACAACTTGAGTAATCTCCTCAGCCAACTTGTCGACTACGTATCTATGACCTGATGTTAATAGTGGCATTCAACCATTCCCCTTTATTGTCCATTTCGATTCAGATGTGCCCAATGTTAGCAATCCGTTTACTGATTCAGTCACTGTACCATCACCTCTAATCAATCCTCTGTCGGGATGCCCAATTATCAAACCTTCGGGTCTTATTTGCCTTATTGCAATAGCCCATGTGGTTTTCACTGTAATTGATGCACTGACAGAGTAGTTTTTCTCTGTAACTTGCTGATTTTCCTCTTGTCCATCATCAAACATAGAAGAAATATCGCCTTCTTGTGCTCTTTGTATCAAATCTTCTAAAGTGCCTTCGATTGAGGACACTTTTATGTCAGAACGTCGGCCTGTAAGGTTGTGACGTACTCTAAGAGCCATATTTTGGGTTTTTTCGTTGATGTCTTGGAATGAAACGACATCACCTGCCTCTACTTGCATAGAATTGATGGTTTCAGTCATCATTTTAGCACCCTTTGCTCGTTTAGCAGTAGCCAAGAACTTTCTACCTATGTTTTTAGACGAATTTCGATTATTTGCAGTTGGAGCGAAGATTCCACCCTGCACTTCACGTACACCATCCTTCTGAGACTCAATATCGTCGACTTGGACGACGTTGTCGTCATTTTTAGCACGTGATTTGCCTCGTACAGTGACCCTATTAGGGGCTGCGTCCATATTTTCTTCTGATATTCCGCCTGAAACCATGTCCTGATGGATGTAAACCGACTTATTTCCACGTAACTGATGAATATAACTAGCAATACCGTATGAATCGGACTTTGTCATGAAACCATCATGCCGTGACAAGTAACGTAAGGCTGTCAGAGCATCGACATTGTTGATGTCTTTGGCGACGAACACATTACTTGGCGCCGAAATGCGGAAACCTGAGATAGTTTTCCTACCTTCTGTGACAATACGCTCAGCCAAGTCACTCGTCCGAAGGCCGATGCTTACTGGCTGTGCTATCTGTAGTGTTCTGCCATCAAAACCGATGTCGTTTAGGCTACGACCCTTGAGGTTATTCAGGCGAATGCGTGTACCCTTAGTTGCTGTTTCTATAGAGTGTGGCGCTAAGCGCTCACGAGGGCTGTGCTTATTGACGAACAGGCTCGGCACTGTAGACGACGCATCGAACTGGTCATCATCGTGGAATATGCCTCCCCTGAATCTGTTACCAGCGGAAGTGGTGTGCTCAATTCGTATACTGTCATCCTCTTCTGTCAGGGTGTATGTCTTGTCACTCGATGCTTGGAAGTCTGTACGTGTAGGTGCTGCTGCAACACGCTTTGTTGATGAAGAAGAGTAAGCAGCATGTCGTACAGCGTTGTCGACGAACGACGGTTTGCGGACACGCTTCATGACAGTCGGCTGGGCTTCGCTAAATCGCCCTGTCGTTCTGTTGTATGCGTCAGCCATGCTATCACTCTCCACTGTGGTCGCCCGTGTTAAAAGACGTATCGCCTGAACTGCCCTTCGGGTGTAGGGTTTGACTGTGACGTGGCTGTACTGTGAAATCCGATTCACCATTCTCTGACAAACGACGAGGTGCATCGCTACGGAAGTGCTCCAACGTGTTCTCACTCATGACGATACGAGCGACTGGCTGTGTTATGTCAGTCTTGACATACCCTGTTACGTCAACTCCGAGAATTTTTGGACCGTCGCTTGTTGATGTGGTCACACTGCTCGCAGGCTTAATGGCATACACTGGTTTGTACGGAGGCGACGAAGGCGTACCTGTACGAGCAGACGGTATGTCGCTCACATAGAACCCATACTTACATCCACCAGTAGCGGAATAGAAGTTAGGGCTGGCTTGAGGAGTGCCACTTGTAACAACTGGGTTGTGTCGGAACATCTGTACGTGTGACTTGTCAAGTGTCATGACAGGGCGCATCAATAACTCGATACTGCTATCAGTATTGTTGGTACGGTCAACCTTTGGCGAATGGTTTGCATCCTGATACGGGTTCGTTGAATCCGCCGCAGTAGTTGCACCCCAACCAAAGTCAGATAGCACACCTTCTCGCACTGACCAATCCATCACGTATGTACCGCCAAGCGCCCAAAATGCGTGAGCGTTCGATACACGCAACACACCCTTGACAGGCTGAGCACTCCAAGAGAGTGTAGTCATGTCAAGATGACCAAGTGTTTGACTTCCGATGTCAAGTGCACCACGTAGAGTTGTACGCTGTCCTACTTCACGGTCAGTGTGCAAACTGTGAGCCTCTGTGCTCATGATAACATATTCACGACTGACACCATCGTTGAGTTCAGCGAGCGTGTCAATGTCTAATCCGATGCGGACACCATCTCCGCCTACAGGCTCTGCAAGCATCGAGTCAGCAGTTACCGACTCAATTCCTTCACTGACCATAGCAGTTGGTTTCAATAGACCGTCCTCGTCAGCGAGGTCGAGCCTGTTACTGATTCCACGCTCCGTTTCGTCAGACTGTAAAACATCATTGCGTGGTCGAATCAGTCCCTTACCGACCGTTGGTTCGGCAGTTGGCTGAGATACGACTAAACCTGCTGGCTCAACTGTTTCAGATACGTCAGCCAACAGGCTTTCGTTGAAATGCGTAGGCCAACGGACACCACGTCCGTCACCTCTGTCACCGACACGCATGGCACTCGCTGGATTGAACCAATCCGCAGTACCCATGTTTGAAGAAGCGTTGTTGTCATTGTTGGCGTTACCACTGTATCTATCAGTTCCGTCACCACCAAACAAACTATTTGCAGCAGGTCGATGAGTGACGTTTGTATCAGCGTACGCATCCTCAGGGTCCCACGCAGGTCGAATTCCGAATCCACGTACAGGGAACCGTCTTACATCTTCACCACGTGCATTGCCCCACCAATCAATCAGATAATAGCGATGAGCATTTGCTAATTCAGCAATACCCAAACCTGCATGGTCGTTCGGATACATACGTCGAACAGATGAACCGTTGCGTACTGTTCGTACAGGACAGCCGAACGGCTGTGTCATACGACGACCATCGCTGTATCGTACCTGTCGACCGATTTGGTCTTGATTGAGCATGGCACTGATTTGAGTCAGTCGCTCCAATATACCAGTGTAAGTAGAAGGGAAATCGTCACCCGAATCCCAGCCGTCTGTTTTACTGTCTTGTTGAATGAATGAGCCGTGATAATATCCGAGCAGTGCATTTGTAGTACCTGTACCTTCAAGCCAACCTCGTACGTATGGTGACCAACGTGGTCTGTTGTACGGTTGCCTTACCGAAAAGCGGTAACCAAAGCACGTATTCCGTGCATGGTCTGAGGCCGATGTCATCTGTGCATAGGTACGCTCTTCTATGCCGCTATCATCACGGAATCCTACGCAGTCTATGCCAAACAATTTGCCACCCCATCCGATGACAGCCTCAAGGAATCCATCGAGGCGACTTGAGCCTGCGCCTCCACGAGAACCACTCGGCCAATAGCCTGCGAAGTTGTATTTATCTGAGCCGTCAGTACCACCTTGATGGTCGAGTGTGCCTGTAGCATCAACGAGTGCATCCATTTGTGCAGCGGTATACACAGTTCCGTCGTGGAAGTCGGTTGTAGCCGCATCATTATCAGCATCATGCGGTGGAGCAACCCACTTCATGCCGAGAGCAAACGGACCTTTCGATGCCGCATAAAAGAAGTCATGGTAATGAATTGTTTCAAAATGCTCAGGAATGTTGTTGAGTGACACCTTGTTGACAGGAGAGTCGGCTGTACCTGTAGCGCTATAGAATGACCTACTGCTGTTATCCGAATAATATGTATACGGGCGTCCAAGATTTGGGTGCCACATGCACAAGAACGCATCGGGTGTGTGCAATGAGTTTGTATCTCTTGTACCTGCGAATGTTTGTGCAAGTGTGCGTGTAGCAATACTCGATTCAGAATTCTTGAATATGTCACCAGCCTTTCTATTATCATATGGTCCGCTAAGCCGAATGATTGTATCCGCTGTTAGGTTGGTAAAGAATAAGTTCGCTGTCGATACGCCCTCAAATGTTGTGGCTACACTAAGCGTTGCGTGAGCAAGCGTACCTGTACGGTTTGTATACGTAGCAGTGCGCCTTACACCACCTGCGTCAATATACTCCAATACTTCGTTGTAATATGGCTCAACTGGGAACAACTCGTTGTTGTCGACAGTAACCGTCTGTGCACTTGCATCGAATGATACAACGACGCAATTTGGGTTAAGGCTACGTGCTCTGTAGTGCTCACCGTAGATGTCAGGATAAATTGTTGAAAAACCTGCGAGTGTAATCTGTGCACCAACTGCACCAAACGCAGGTCGATTCAACTGATAGTAGTGGTCAGGTGTATGCCACTCAAGGAATTTGAACTCATCAGCCGCACTACTGCGAGCGCCGTCTTTGTGCAATTGCGCCCACCATGGTACAGTAGTTGTCATACCCGGCGTTGTCTGAATAAACATGTTAGGTCGATAAGGTAAACTACGTCGTGTGAATGCAGGTGATGCAGTTTCGTCAACACCGAGTGAATTGTACAAACCCAATGCAGGTATGTTGGTAAACTGACTCCCTGCATCAGGTTCTAAATCAAGCATAACTTCGTTGATGATAATCTCACAACCTCGTACGTCAGCCATAGTTGCCTCAGCAAGTACAAGCGTCATACCGCCACTGCTCGACGTATCGTGTTCTATAGCGATGACAGTGTTGATTTGTTGACCTGTCAGTTCAGTTACCTTTGGACCTGATTCAGAAGGTGCCTTTGTCGCATTGCTATGATTTAGGTGATAACCTGTGATTTGTTGAGAGAATACATTCGGCTGAATGATAATCTGATACGCTCCGACTTCCATTGGGTCAGGGAAGTGGTTGTCAAGCGTGTACGTTCCCGCTGCTTCCAACACAATTGAATGTCCGCCTTGTGAGTTGGTTGTCCCTGCCGAACCGTTCGATGCAGCGATACCATAACCATCGTACTTGACCTTCGTCTCGGTCATGAGCGTAAACGCACCACCGTGTATGTCAGAAGGTCCGTAGGCGGCTGTTGGTCCGCTGAACCAAACAAGTGGGTCACGACCGGGTACGTTGCTGACTACTTCGCCATCGCTCAAGTAAGCATCTTCAAGTGGCTTGTTCGATGCGCTGCGACAAGCAAGATGTAAGTCATACATTCGTTGATATGCAGGGTGAGCATAATGACCGGGTGCAAGAGCCATTGTAGGAGTTACATAGTGATGACCCATACGAGGAATAGGCATAGGCGTCATCTTTGGTGCAGTCAATTGAGTGTACGGAGTTGTCGTAACTCCTGACCAATCAATGTTCGGCATGTCAGGACTTGACCCACTGTACTCGCTGTGGTCACGCAATCGACGTGATGCAAAGAAGCGTGTACTACCAGCAGGCATGTAGTATGATGGTACAACCTTGAGTCCAGTTTTACCTGTAACAAACGATACAAAATCAGGAGATACAACCACATCAGTGAATTTGTTTGTACCTGTGTTCTCATATGAAGCAATGACACCTTTGTCTGTAGTTGGGTCGTAAACTCGCAAGAACCAACGTCCTCCACTCTTTTCACTGTCGACCTTCCAAACGGCGAGTTGAGGGTTTGACGTTACGTTAATGTCAGTCCCTGACAGTGAAGTAAAAGACAACTCATCAACATCGTCACGGTGCGTCATTGTCACACCCATTCGTGTGATGTGGAATTGTAGTGAACGGTCATGTGGCTCGTAGGCTGTCTCAAGCGGGTTGTTGTTTGTGTGGTCAGACCAACCCTTAGAAGATGAATCAGGTGATGAAAGGCGTGTTGCTGATACATCAGTACCATCTTGACTCAAGTGCTCCCATCCGTTATTTTCCCATGTAGGCCAAGCACGAGGTCCGGGCTTCGTATCGTTGAACATATCGGTGATTGCCTGTTGAGGCTGTGATGGATGTTGCAATCCACCACTTCCCATAGTCTCAGTCTGATACCCTTGTATGCGGTCGAAACTTGGTCTTACGATGATGTTGCCGGGTATTTCGTCAGCCTCTGGTAATCGTATTTTCAAGTTAGGAGATATACCTGAGCCTGCGAGAGCAGGTGATAGTCCTTCTACATCTCTGTTACTCAGATGTCTGAAATCGAGAATAACAGTACCGAGTGGGCTTCCACCTGCTAATCTGTGCTCTTGCCCAGTGTCGTCTAATACCTGTAGGCTTTGGAACTGCTGCTCTTCGTTTGGTATATCAAGAGCAAATTCAACTGTGAATTTATTCTGCTCAGCCAACTGAGGATGAGATAATTCCTGTGCCTGAATGACTGGGAACATTGCCCCGTTCGTTGTCTCAAACGAAAACCGGTTGTTTCCAAGAATAGTCTCTCCGACCTTTTTGTAAGACGAGCCATCTTTTCTATAGACCCACGGTACCATTCCCAGTCCACGTGCGTTGACAGCAGGCATAGTAAGGTTACCACCATCCATGCGCTTCCAAACAACATGCTCTTCGTTGAAGTTGCGAGCAGCCTGCCTCTCGTTGTAAAATTTGTATAGCCCAGTGCTTACTGCGCTGTATTCAGTTAATGATTGTACACCTTGGCAATTCACGCCGTATGTAGTAGTATCCTCATGGAATTGACTTGCAGTGACCTTTGACTTATCCCAAAACAAATCACCAGTAGGACTTTGACATGGGTCAGCCCTTTCAATGTGAGAGGCCGCTGTGACACGACTGTGCCAGTATGTTTCAGTGCCTACAGCAGGGTATGATGCAGTAGGTGGGTAAGAACTTACATCGGCTAACATCATTGCTTCGACGTGAGGACCGGCGGTCGCAGGTCCAACATATCGGTCACGGTTGTGCACCTTTGCAGTATCCCACTGGGTTGTACCCGCAAATATTACTTTGTCACTGCGCTTTAAATCCAGCCAATCACCAGCACACAAGATGCCATCACGGTCAGCCTTTGCTATCAGAGGCATCTCGCTCTCATGTGTTACTGCAATCAAGTGTCGAGAAGATAAGCCAATCTCGCATGACTGCTCATATACGCTTGCAGGTATTGTGTCAGCACCTACAGGTGAACTACTTGACAAACAAGATTCGGCTGCTCCGTATGGGTTGAATCCGAGGAACGGATGCCACGCACCCTTGCCAGCAGGGAACTTGGTGCTGCCAATTTGAGTACCGTTGTACGAGTTAAGATAGGAGTATGCCTCACCCGACCAGCCGACTGCTCCGATTGGTTTGGTTCGGTCAACGGCATCAACGTAACCACTGTAGTGAACCTGCGCCATGTGGTCACGGGCTTCGGAGGTGTTGTTGTAGCGATGCGTACCTGCCTTTGTCCATACATAGATTTTGACAGCACCTGCCCCCAATCCGTTGATGGTTGATGCTGTAACAGCAGCCTTTGTTGTCGGGTCGACGATATTGGTTGTAGTTGTCAAGTTTTTCGCTAATGTAAACTTAGCACCACTGTAAGAAGCATAAGATGCAAAGCCCACGTTTGAGCCTCCATCTGTGATACGCAACCAACCGTATTGAGGCAGCGTAGTAGGAATAGATGCAGTCGCCTGTAACGTAGCAGCAGCGCCACTTTCGGCAGTATACCCACCAGTAGCCATCGTTAGTTCGACCCAACCGTATCGGTCTTGTTTGGCAGCAGTTTGGAACGAGGGCAGGAACGTGCCACCTATTGCTTTGAGTGGGTCAGTACCGGGGAATGTGTTTATACCTGCTGATATAATTGTAGCGAGTTCTTCTGCATTTTGTGCACGAGTAGCATCGACAACAACATAGTCTGAATTACTTGTCATGTTTGTGTCACCTCCGAACGTACTCAAGTAAGCAGTTCCTAACAAAGCCGACACACGGAACACAGTTGGGTTTTGTTGAGCGTTTGAGCCAGTTGGTATACGCTCAGTTGATACTGGGTGCTTTGGGTTACGCTCTATGTGATTATCAAGTATGTGACCGCCGGGGTGATAGCCTCCATCCATGTGCCAAACACATGAGCGTGCGAGAGTTGTAACAAGTCCTGATGCTCCCATGGCGGTGCCTGCATAATTAGTGAACACATAAGACATTGGGTGAGCGTGAGCAGGTGGATTTGTTGCAGTCATTTGCGTATCGTAGAATAGACCTTGGCCTGCTGTTTGTGCAAAATGTGTGCTGTTTGGATGACCTTTCGATGGTTCCCAATTCATAACGTAATTGTATCCTGACACGTTGGTTTTCTGCCACTCAGCGGTTGGCGGCAGATGAGCACTAAATCCAAGTCGACTCGCTCCTCCGTTAGCAATTTCGTTTGGCAGATTCTTACCAGTAGGTACAGCACTGTAGCCGTTACCAGCAGTGACAATGCCCGATAACTGCGGTTCCTGTGCAGCAAAGTTGTGAGGTACAGCCTGACCGGGTCCGAATATCATGTATGTTGTGTGGTCATCCGTAGCCCCCGAAGCACTGTAACGTGCGTGAGGATGGGCGAATCGAAGTACAATAGGACTTGGTCGTTGACATCGGACTGTGTTTGTACTGTCCGTATATGTCACACCAGTGCTTGAAGCGTTACTACTATTACCAGCATCCAAATCAAAAGACAACATAGCGTCTTGATTAAAGAAAGGCATACTGTTGCGACCTCCGTGTTGGTCAAGGTAAGGAGTTCCGGGGAACATAGCGAGCATTGCATTAGCATCGATGAGTGCATGAGAACCTGCTATTTCACCTACGTTCTGTAATCCAGCCGAACCTGTTGGTCCTCCTGAATACGGATGTTCATAGAACTCACTGTAATCGTTTTGAGTACCATCGTTGACGTCAAGCGTAACACCTGAGAACCCACCTCCAAAGTACAGAGGTACCCAGTGGTCAGGACTGTCGTGCGCTCCACGGAAGTAAAGGAATGGTTCACCATGATGACTGCCTGCACGACGTATGCCTCCAACCTCAGAAGAATATTCTATAGAACCTTGCCTTACAAGTATGTCGCTGTTAGCGATTGTTCCGCTCCATTGTGCTGAATCGGCTACAAACTCAAGTTCAGTCGTTGATGTTGAACCGGGTTTGCTCGACACTATACCTGACTCTTCGCTGCCGAGCCATACCGTGATTTTCTCAGCCCAACTGTCCGTATCAGTCGACGCAGGCGTAGTGATGAGATACAGATATTGACTTGAAGGTAACGTGACTGACGTACTGGAGGAATTGTGTACGTTAATCATAGGGCTGTTGACACACGGTATGACACGGTCGCCTGCTGTTCTATAGAATGTATCGCCACGAAGATTCTGTGTCCAGTCCACAGTATCAACAACATTGTTCATACTATCTACAAGAACTGGAGTAGCGGTGTTTGCATTCGTCCCTCTGTACTTTGTTGTGATGTGCAGTACAGTCTTAGGGATGTAACCTACATCGAGACGAGTACCTTCACTAATTTCAGTACCAGTCAATCCACCTAAGTGGCCTGTACCCGTAGACTGAACGGTTGCCCCTGCTTGGAACCCCCAATCCTTTTCACGGCTGACTTCAAACAATTTACGCAAAGGTACAATGCGATTAGACGAAGAATGCGATTTCACACGAATTGCTGTAGAGGAAACACCCCATTCGCCGAGCGTACGACCATCGGGTGCAAGCATGTGCGTACAGTCAAATGTGGTCTTGTTGACATCCTCACTGTTCGGGTCGTCCATGGTCATAGCAAATTCAACGGCAGCAGCCATAACCTCGTCCGTCAATACAGACGTAAACGACATACGTGGGCAGATAATTCGTGTGACGCCTGAACCGTATGCTGACGTGTTTCCTTCAGCGTTATACAAATAGTGCACACCTGATGCACCTGCTTTCCCATGATACGAACGACTTTGGTAATACAATGGTTCACCGTTGTTACCGGGAGTGCTCACATCATTGAGTTGAATCATACCCTTCTCAGGGAATCCAAGATAGCCCAAGATGTCAGGATGATTTAAAGTGCTACTTGTGTCGTACGGAGCCGAGAATGTAATTTTGAGAGCATCAGCCCCACTCACTGTAACAACTTGGACAGTCGCTGATATGCCAGTCGCAGGTGACGGATAATTGTTCCATAGGTTGCCCTTGAATTTCTTTTTCGTACCCAACGTAAATTCCCCGCATACGTCACCTTCACCGAACATGTGCTTACCAATCGTGAATCCACCTTGTCCTACGTCACGGTCGTCAAAACTGATGACAATTTCGTCATCGAGAGTTGGTGGCAGAACAGTCAAATCGTTAGCAAATGCCTGACTGTGTTGCCTGTATACCATTCGTATTGTATGATTTTTACCACGATGGTCAGCAAATCGAATGCCATACAACTGTCCGTTGCCTATGTTGTCTGTCCTAATGTCTGAGTCAGGTATGTAGCCACCTGTAGTAGAGGCATCTACGTTCCCATGCTGTGCAAACGCTGTAGCATTGTTCCCGTAGATGTGCTCAAAACGAGTATCTTGCTGGTCACGACCGAACCCCCATTTACCTGCATCAGGTGCCCATCCGGGTATACCTGCTTGTGTTAGGCCGCCGAAATTGATACGGGCTCGTGCGGGAGTACCTATACGCAAACCATCGATGACTTGAGAAGATGGACTCTTTGTCTCAAACGATTCATCGATGATTGTGTTAGCATTTCTTCCTGATGCGATTTCGCTAGTCGATGATGCCATGTTACCTGCGGTACCAGTTGTCTCAGGACCAAACTCAAGGTTGTTTCTAAATGGCTCATTTACTTCATCAGAAGGAAGATACTCTTTCAATGTCGTTATTGGCGCAAACGGTCGACCGAACCGGTTGATTGGCATAGGAGCAGGGTGCATGTTTTCGCCTGTGATTTCATCGGGTTGGCACCAATAGTTACGGAATCGTCCTCCGTGTCCTATCAAAAACTGAGGACGATAAGGTAACTGTCCACGTGCGTTGTCTAGCCACACGCAAAAGTTTCTTCCAGATGCACCGGGCACAGTGCTGTGAATGATTATACTGAAACCTCTCCGACCATCTGAATCTGATACTACTCTGCCTAAGTGTGCACGCACATATCCCATATGTGTTCCTCTATCGTGAGCAGCAAACGCCTTTTCCTTATCCCAAAATGGAGCAGGGTCGTGTGTACTTCCTGTAGCAGCAAAGGCTGCGTTCATGTGAGCAGCAGTTGGGTCTACTACGCTGTTTATGCTGTCAGACTGGGCTCCCGTATTTGACAGTCCGAATCTTTCACTTTCTCCAAAGTATTGGTCAGCAGGTCGCTTGGCGTGTGTACGACCGTTAGCAGCACCTGCTTGGTTGATTAGCCGTACAATTTCACGAGCGGCGGCTTCTATGTTTCTAATTCCATCTTTGACTCCTATCTCACCGAAGTCTATGCTCAATCGTCGAACGAAATCCATGTTAGTCCAATGTGGCAAATGCTGTAGTCTCGTTTCTTCATGAGTTGACAAGTCAAGAACTGTTGTACGAATACCTTTGAGTGCTAAGAATACAGGAATACATCGAGTTCCATCAGGTGTATCAAAATAAGTCGCTGTTTCAACCGTTGTGCTGTACAACTCCTTGTGCTTACTGTTCCCTGAATCTTTCACATATTCATTCGTACGTGGCTGTATACCATCGACATCAGGGTCACTTGGAGTATGACCGTGATAGCCAGTAGCGTGCGTGCTTAAATCGACATTCAAGTTCCACGTTGACTTGTGTGCCATTGCTGATTCCATGAACTCAGACTGTGTCGTAGATGCGAGTGATTTGTCCTGTGAAGGGAAACCATTGGCAACGTCGAGTCCAGTTCCTGAATTTGACACTTGATTGTTGATTGTACCTGTCGACTTAGGCTCAGCACCTATCGTTGCTGCCTGTGGGCTTGACTGAACTTGCATCCACAAGTCTTGGAATGCAATGAACTCCCGGTCGTGTGCTACATCGTACAGCAATACACGAGCATGTTCCTCAGTCGACTGATACGGGTCAATGTATGCTACTGTAGGCGCACCAGATGCAGGTAATCCCAATGCTTCATAATTGAGTTCAATCGTTTTGTTGATATGCTGAACAAAGTTGCGAGCGGTTTCAATACATGTGTTACCTATGAGGAAGTTCTCCATTGGTATGCTTTCACGAGGTGTTGTAGCAAAATCACCTTCGCCTTCTAAGAACCCACTCCATACCTCAGCCTCGTTCAAAGTACCTCGGCTTTTACAGAACAACCCCTCAATTGCGTGAGGATTTGTATAGTGCATGTTCATCCAAACTGTGTCACCTGCTCGCAGGCCACCATTGCAGTAGGGGTTTCCCCATTTTGTGTTGAGGAATGCATCTTCTTTAATTTCAGGGTAAGTTCCGTTGACAGAATGCATATCCCACAAAATGATTTCATCACCAGCCTGAGGAGCGAATCCCGAATCGATGTTGTTCAACATAATTACGCCTGTCGCTGTGTTGATTGTGTCATAATGAGCAAACTTGTATACAGTTCCATTCCACCACGCAATTCTGTATTTGTAATCTGTATCGTGTGTATTACTCATTGGAAAGTCAGCCGCATCTGAAAGAAGTAACTGGGGCGAAAAGAATAGACTAACTGTCGAGCGAGCACGTTTATTTTTGATACGCTTGAGGTGAGGATTTGCACGTGGACCCGCACGGAACTCTACAGCACTCACGTACTGCTTCATACCGTAGTCCACGTTGCCTCCCTGTGTCATGACGTTAGCACGGTCGTAGTAGTATGGTCGCCTTGCTTCAAAACCTGCACTATCAACTAATGGGTTATCAGCGATTGACGAATAATTCATGTCTTGGAAGCCCGAAGCAGGTATGATTGAAACACCGACAGATAATTCCTGTAAGAAGTTTTTACTGAATGCCCAGTTGTCGTCAGTTGATGCAGACCCTGCTACTTCAAGATAACCAGAAGTATTACGAGAGTCGTATAATACCCATTCACCTGACGGTAAGAATGCACGTCGATAACGAAGCGCACCATCAATAGAAGCAACGGTAACTGGTGCAGCCGTAGCAATAGGGAACACCTTGTAGTCTTGCACGTAAATGTGACGGTTCGTTGAGTCGTATGGCTGACTTACCACAGTGCCCCGACGGTGTTCATTCGTCTTGATTGACGTAGAGAACGCACTGTTGACAGTTGGGTCGTCTGGTACGACAGAAGGCGCTCGTCGACCTACAGGATTAGGCGCCCATGTTGGAGCAGCATACGTTGCATCAAGGTGTAACTTCATGCTGTTATCAGGTCCGGGGAATATACCTTCTGCTTCATTTTCAAAGAAGAAGTCATCAAAGAGTGGTATTTCAACCATGGCACGTGTACTTGCATATTGTGTCCCAAGTTGATAATCGTGCTGGACAGTGTCGAGTGTTTGGAAGAGCCTGTCGTTGACAGTAGTACCGTCATTGCACAAGGATTCTTCATTGAACTTATCATCGAGTTCTATGACTGAGCCTGTGATTATACCCGTAGCGCTCAACCAATCACTGAATGAGTCACTTTCAGTGCCATTAGCAAGTACAAACTTACCACTGCCAGTATGACCTGTTCCCGAAGAAAAGGTGAACCCGGTTCCGTCTTTACTTGTGTATTCAGCAGAGGCGTATTTTCTTGTACTGTCATCTGATTGTATAGCCGCTGCAAAGTATATGCGTCCAATCTTAGGGAAACAATACGTACCCCAAGAAGATAAAGCGCTCGATTTGTTGTTAAGAGGCACTACCGTAACTGCGGTACTGGTCGTTAGCGACACTCGGGCTGAGCAATCACGACGTGTTGACCAAGCAAGACGAGCAGTTGGTGAAGGAGAGTACGTTGGCTTGGTGTTGATAGCCCCTTGACCTGCACCTCCAAGCGTGACTGTAACGACAGGAGCACCGGGCATTGTTTCCTTGACAATGAATGAATCAGGGGCACCATCACCTTTGACACTCACCGAGTTTGCAGCCAAGTCAGCCCCAAGTCCGTGTGCTCGTAATACTGATGTACCTGAGTCGCCGTCAGACATTGTAAGTGCACGTCCACGTCCCATGAGATAGTGTATCTCAAATTTATTGGAGCGTACAGTTGTACCTCCTTCGTTTGTGAATAGTTTAGACAACTGTGTAAATCGACTACGGTCGGACGGCTGTATAATCAGTTCTGTGAAAATACCACTATCATTGTGTGCAATAATGTCAAACACTTCGTGTACACCACTACTCTGAGAAGTTGTACCCAGCGAATTCGCTCTTGGTTGATAGAATAATTCTTCATCGTCGGTTACTGCATCTGTACTTGCCGAAGATAAGGTGATTGATGTACTGGTGACTGAATTGACTGTGCCTATTTGAACTCCGCTGAGATTGAAAACTCTACTTCCCGCTCCAAAAATACTTGTAGCATTGACACCGTCGACATTTATTGTCGTTGTACCCGAAGCGTAGCCTCCTGAATTGTTGACGTAAATACCTGTACTATTGCGAACTTGACCTTGCTTACCTTGTACTAATTCATCATTCGTGTCGATGTCAAATGTGTCATTGCCGTTTGTCGATGGTATAACCACCAACTTGTTGAATACTGAATCTCTCTTACTGTTTGAACTTCTTGGAGACAATATTCTTTTAGGATTTGACTGCGGGTTGTCGGAACTATGAACTGGTAAATAATTATCAGGGCACATAGTGAAATCAAGAGCACGTTCTGTCTGATGACCTTCCTCGTCGTCACCATTCAACTGACCAGATGCAAATGTCATTTGAGGTGTCTTTATGCACCTTATGGTTCCTCCAGCAGCATGTAAGTTACTGTTACCGCTATTTACATCTTCGTGAATCAAATCAATAATTCTGATGCCCGATGCTACTTCTTCTGCGACATCGGGGTAAGTGCTCTCAACAAGAAGTGCCCCGTGACTGAGATATGAATTGACAATTGCATTTGCAGCAGCCGCTGTCTGGAATGCACCAGTAGTCGCTGACGAAAACGTAAGCGTGTTCGCTGAATGGCTGATTGTTGCAGTGATTGAACTTGCACCTGCTACTTCTCCTCCTATGCTAATAAGGTCAGCGGTGATTGTACTTGTGTCAGTACCGAACTGCTTTACAGAAGAAAATGTCAAGACTGTACCTCCACTGCCTATGCCAGTCGTTAATCGAGCAGTAGCAGCGTGCTTGATTCCACGTCCTGTAATATCAACGGCATTGTATTTGATTTGAACGAGGCCGGGTCGACCGTACTGCAAAAGTGAAGGCAGTTCCAAAACAGCCGTTCGACTGGTGCTCGACGGAGTCATGTGACGTATGTGTTCGGCTGAATCCGTCGTTAGTGTATCAGTCGACGTTGACGTAGCAGACCTAAGTAAGAAGTCACTTACATTGTCAACGCCTATGGCGAGTATGTTTCGTTTCGTATCAGTAATACCAGCCATACCGTTTTCAACAACCTGTTGAACGACGGACGTAAATGATGTTGATGCAACAGAAAAAGGACCTGATATATCGTAGAAAGAAACAATTGAATTAGCAGGCGCAGCGTCTCTTACGTTTGCATACTGTGGTGCAAATGTAGCAGTCATAACTGATGCAGAGCCATCTATGTTGTGCTCAACTTGAGCATCTATTGGTCTTGGGAGCATACCCATGTATGGGTGGCTTTTAGCATGATTGAGTGTGTGGCGAGCGGTGTGACCTGTTGTAAAGTCAGTACCCATGTTCGTGGTTGCAGAATATTTCATGTACGGGTCATCGACGACTGACATGCGAGTTGAGAATACAATACCGTGATTTTCAAAGTCACTTTCGTCAATAATGACTTGGCTCTGTCTGTTTGAAAACTGAGTACCAGTGCCTACTCCTTGATTAGCAGTACCGTTGTCAACGAGGCAGTCACCGATTACTACAACAGCATCAGAAGCACTGTGTGCCATAAGAAGCCCACGGCGCCCAGTAGAGGCATTTGAATCAAAGTCAAGGTGAATGCTTTCTACTGTAATTGTCCCAGCCGTGGCGTCTATACTCATAAGTCGTACACGTTCAGGCGCCTCTCTGTTAGGAACACCTGTTGTGCGATTGTATCCAACTGGATTGATGAGTAAGTTGTATGAGACACGAGGGATTGAAAGTATACTGGATGAGTTTGACGTGTTTTTAGTAATAGAGTAATCACCAGAAGAATAAGTAGAAGAGGCAAAGTCGACTGTAGTTAATCCACTTTGACCTATGAGTGTACCTATGAGTGACTGTGCAACAGCAGTGCCTACTGCTATAGTTGAATTTGCCGCTGTCGAGGCTGATACACTTGGTAATTCCAGTATAGTAGATATGGGTTCTACAGGTTCTTCAAATCTCCAAAGACCAAGCGTCGAATCCGTACTTACGGGTGCATAAGAATCAACGCTACTATCGTGTGCACCTCGTGCCCAGTGAATGGCCTCGATTGTTCCTCGGAATTCACCACCCTGTCCTCCTATGGATATTTGTGTAGGATAGATAACCAATTCGTGGTCCGCTTCAAGAAACTTAGTAGCAACAACATCACCATTTATTCTCAGAGAGAGGTGACGTTTATTGAATACAAAGGCTACTTGTAAAAGTTCTCGGTGCCCGTCGTGCATAGCCCCATTGTTATTCTTGACACCATTCAGTGCATCATAAGAATCATGAGCAAAAATGGCAGGTCGTGGGTATGTTACACCATCATAATGCGATACACTGCCATCACTTTTGGTAATGGGTACGGCACTGCTCATTGAAAATGTATTTTCATTACCTGTATCTTTGTTTCGTAACTTGACTTGGAAACTTGCAGGTGCGCTGGACGATGGTGCGCCTACAATCAGTCGCATAACGTGCTCGTACTCCCATACGATACCACCTGAGTCTGGAATAATCCATGCTTCTAATGTAAATGAATCAATTACATTGGGTATGCTCATGTCATTGACCGATGCACCTTTCTGAAAATTACCAGCATCTTGTGAAAACTTGTGCATCGGTATGATAACGGCATCAGAAATGCCATTGAATCGCATAGCATATGTAGAGTCTGCTGATACAACCATCTCAGACACCTGCTACTTTGTGCACCATAACCAAGTCAAGGTCGGCTACGTAATAGTTCTTCCCAGCCTCCTTGCGTAAATGAAAGTTTTCAGGAAGTACGTAAATTCCGTTTGCCTTTGATTGGGAGGAAACTTCGCCACTTAGCGCCTCTATGGTCGCCTTACCTATGTCTTTGAAACCATCATAGAGGTTCTCAAGGCCGAACGCACTGAATGCCAAATCCAGAACATCGTCAACGGCTCCAAGTAATATGTCGGCTGTATCTTCTTCTTGCTCAGAATCATCAATTATGCTTTGACCGTCCTTAGATGTCTTTGAAGGAGCAATCATTGGTTTTGAAGCAGGTAATGAATTTGCCTCTGATGACTTGACTGATGGAGAAGTCGTGCGCCCGTACGTTGTAAAGAAGTTCCTTACTACTGGAGTAACTGCATTAGATTGTATGAGTGAGTCGTATGGTATCTGAATACCTCTCAACAAATCGCTTGAACTTTTTGCATTTGCAAGAAGCCCCATCAATGTCTGTGCTTTATCACCTGCGCTCATCCCTCTACCAGCCACTCCAACACCAGCAGAATTAGCCTGAATCATCGTAGTCTTTGTCAAAAGCGTTCCTGTGTTTATTATTGTAGGTACTGTTATAGTTTGACCGGGACCAGTGTTGAAAGTTCGGTTTACTATTTTCTGAGGTGCTTTGTCAAATACAAACGAAAAGTTACTCGCTGGGTCAATGTACTTCTGTTGTACAAGCAAGGTGGTCGTATTTGATGACGGTATAGATACGTCAAATACATCCACTACTCGCTTGCCGCCAGCGTTATCGACTCCCGATGTCAAATTTGTAATGTTGGTTGTAAGTTCTAATGCTTCTTTGATAGCGAGTGTAATTGTAGTGGCTGGGTTACCATTGTTCGGCGTCAAATGTATTCCGCCTGTTGGAACATCGATGATGACCTGACCATTTTCTATCAAATTGTGACCTGCTCTAACAGATGGTACACCTGAACCTCCCGCCAAATTGGACGTCGTAGCAACATCCATTACCAACTTTATACCTGATTGACTAAAGTCACTGGCTGTGTTGTTTACTAAATTAAAAGCAAATGCCATAGCAGGTAATATAATCACCTTTTCGGTATTACCCGATGAAAAGGAAAGAGAAGTTACCCCTGTCTTGTATTGTGAAAAATCAAGCAGATTGACAAGCGGGGTTCCATCAGACGAAGATGTTCCAACTGCATCGTCCTGTAAGATAAGTGACATATTCATCATCATTGAAGCCATGTTCGTATCGATACCAATACGTTGAGAACCATCGAAAGGTAAAGGGAATGCGTGCAATTTTCTATGAACTGCCATAGTAATTTCTTCGACCTGAACTGGTATAACGAATTTGTTGTCGCCAAACATCAATCGGACTGGTAATGACATTCTTTCACCTCATAGTAGGGAGTCAACTGCAATGAGTTTCATCGTAAAGTTATACAGACGCTCTTGAGCGTCGTGCATTGCAACAAAGTCCGTGACGACTGCTTTTATGCCGTTCGTGCGGTGCTTGCGTGCACTTGGGTTGAAAGCAAGCGATGCGTGTAGTGTATTGGCAGTCCCAATTTTTTCATCAGAATCTGCATCTCCAAAGGTCGTGTAGAAATTACGCTGTGAGACTGCACCATCCAACAGGTTCAGTCCGAATGTGACATCAGTCTCGTAGGGGATTTGAATACCTATAATGTAATCTCCTGTGCCTGTAACATCCTCGTCACGACTTTCTGCTATGGCTGTAAACTTGGAGGCATAATCGAACACAGCGCCAGCGAATGTACCGTTGCTGTTTTGTTGATAATTTTGGCTGTTTGCAACTATGCCAAGTATATCTTGTACCTTGTCACCTGCGGACTTGACCTTATTGCCTTTTTTTCCACCTGAAAACGAATGAATGACTGGACTTATGTCTGCTGGTATATCACTCCTAATCTCTCCTTGCGAACCTAAATTTAGAGCATACTTCTGTGTGATGATTAACGTGGTCAGCAAATCACTGTAGCGACCCGCAACCAAAGCAACTGAAAATACGTCGGATAAATCTCCGCTGCCTAACACAAGGTCACGGTCAGTGATACGACCTACAGTGCTCGCAGCATCGCTTTGGATAGCCTGTGCAACAATATAGGCAAGAATTTCACCGGGCGAAGTAGCCGTACCAACAGAGCGAGCCGAACCATCAGCAAAGTTTGGTGGGTTTTTGTCAAACATATGCTTGATTGGTATAACCATGATTGGCGGGTCAGTCGCCTTGTTGTAAAAAATACCATGTAGATTTATTTGTATGGTCTTACTATTCACATTGGTAGACGTAGTTATACCTGCAAATGGTGAAAAGGTGATAGTATTCGACGTAACAGATTGTACTTGACCTAACCTTGTAGTATCGTCTATCCATACAGAAAAAGCCTCAGTTAAATCATCAGGTGTTTCAAACCACGTGCGTGGGTCACCCGAAGTTATTGAAATGGTTAGTGTCCCGTCGCTATTTGCACTTATTGCGCTACTACTTGCAGTTGTCAAATCGGTATTACGGAATAATAAACGTGGATATGCAAAAGGCTCCTTGACTGAACCACTGCGTTTTGAATCAAAAATAAAGCGAACGTAGTCTCCGTTCGGAGGAACAGCAGGTCCATTTGCAACCTGATAAGCAACTGGTATGTGTATTTCTCTGTTATGCATTTGAAACAAAAATCGCTTTCTGTATTCTTCTTCTGCGTCGTTTGGTGTAGATGGCGGAGAAGTCGGAAAAACAGGGCGGGAGTTGGTTGCAAAACCCATAGCCACTCCATTAATACGAGAGTTTGAAGATGTAGACGGAGGAAACGTCAATACTGGAGGGTTAGGCTCCTCTTCACCTTGACCGGGTTCACGAAAAGCCGGCTTGTCACCACCAAATTCCATCTTGGCAGTTGCGCTTATACTTTCTTCTTGACCGGGCTCATCTACAAAAACTCCTTGTAATTCGATTTCGATACTTGCTTGATTCAGGTCTATACCTGCATTGAACCCACCAGTAAACGGAATAGGGAATGCTGAAAAGGACCTGTGTACTTTCAAGTCCATAGTATGTACGTCGAGGTCTATGCGTTCGCCATTCTCTTTAGCAAGTCGAATAGGAACACGCTCAGTCAAATCATACACCCCGATTTAGTCCTGATGTAGATAGAGGTCCACCCATCTTCGCTCGCAGTTCTTTCGTAACCATTTCGCTGATTTCTCGTGCAAGGGCTCGCTTGTCGCTACGGTCAGTTACGCCACTCACATCTATTCGTAGTGTATTGATGGTTACACTTTGGTTCATTCCAGTAGACTCGGCTGGCTGATTTCGTGGAGGGGTAACGGGATTTGCTACACGTGCATTGGTTGTAGCGGTACTTCTCTCAGCCTCAAGCGCCTCAGATAGCGGCTCCGCTGGCTTTGTGTTGCTCATCTGTCGCAGTGACTCACGTAATGTGTCGGTTGTCGAATGTGCTGCGTTCATGACTTTGTTGAACTCTTGAATCTCTTCACGAAGTGAACGCATGTTGTTGCGTGACTTCTCGCTAAATTCAGAGAACCGCTTCATCGATTCCATCGTGCCTGTGTCAATCTTGTCGTCAACCATTGTTTTCACTCCATTGATGGGATGATGTCGTATCCCAAATAAATACTGTCACGTTGCTCAGGCTTGTCATGCTGCTGCATAACCGTAGCCCATGTGAGGAGTTGGAGGGCGTCTTTCGGTTCAAGTTCTCTCACCTCGTATAGTGTCATGGAGTAGTGGGTCATCAATAGATATTCTGCTGCTTGGTGTTGTATGCGAGGCCAGTCCTTTGGTTTCCGTCCATTCACGTAGTCCCTTATTCGTCCGACCTCGCTTGTCGAAAATTTAACCAAGTCACCACCTCGGAGGGACTTGGAAGGAGGTCAGCGATTGCTGCACCGTCCTCTGCTGATAGTTCGTTAAAATCTATAGAAGGTGAGGCTGTGACCCATCGAGCAAACGCCTCTCTCCAGTAATCTTCTAAGTCGGGTTCACCACTGAGGAAAATGCGTGACATAGACTGAACGTCAAAGAACGTCGCCTTCGATACTGCTATTGTCACTTCTTTACCGTCAATTTTTATTTTCATCTGTTTCGATGCTTTCGTCATCCAACTCACTCACTGTTTTATTTGAGGCAGCCTCTTCTGAGGGGTCCTCTTGCTCAGCGACCAGTGGCTCCTCGGATGGAGCGACATGTTCGCCGAACGGGTTATCTGAGACTTTACCGGCCTCAGGATTGAAAACTTCTTCTTCTTCTGCTACATCATACGCAATTTCGTTGCGTGGATGAAGAGCAATTGTGTATTTCATTGTTTCTTGCACCACCTAACAATGGAAAAGGCTGTCGGTACTGATGACCTTGATGTTCTTCGGATGAATTAGAATTTTGGAGTGCAGTAGCCCTTTGTCGTCAGGTACGGGTATGGGCGCATCTGTAATCACGTAGTCGTCGCAGATAATACGCATCTGTGGTGCGCTACCTGTTGTACCAGTTGTAGGCTTTGTGAACACCATCTCGATAATATTGCCAGTAGAGCCGCCTGTGCCTGACACCTCACGGTGCGTACGGAGTTCATGGAACAATAACGAGTCACGGATGATGACGTCAATTTCAAGTTCAAATTCTTCACGCCCTTCACGGATAATGGATGCGTTACGTGTGCCGCCATACGGTACTTGCTTGAGTGTACGATTGCTTGAGTCAACTGATTCGGCTACAGGTGTTCCGCCCATGGTGTGGAAGATTTCAACCCCAGTCTTACCTCTCAATTCAAAAGAGGAGATGAAGCCAATGTCTTGTCCGAACGCTGTGATTGTACCATTGTAGAACATAAACGGCTTCTCTGAGCCTACAGCGATACCTGATTCCTTCCGACCTGTTGCATCAGATGCCGTGTTCTGGAACAGTCTGTGTGCACGATACCTATCGCCTGCATTTGAGGACTCCAATCGACCAGTATCAGTGTAACACGAAAGCGCATCAAAGATGCATCGGTATTTGACTTCGGCATCGACCGTTGCATTCAGTTCCCATTCGACAACCTTGCATCCACGGAACACACGAGTCAGTTGTCTACTATCTGTGCTTGAGCCGGGTACGTTACTGTTCTCATTACTGTACGAGCCAACATCACGGTTACGGATACTGTGTTCGATACAGAACGAAGGGAGTGTATCGCCTGAGAAAAGCAATCGACGCACTGCGTTTGTGATTGTACCGTCTGTATTGATATGAGGACTGCCAGTAGCACTGGTTGATGCAAATCGGAAAAGATACAGTCCGTCAGAAGTAGCATGTTCGTATTGAAGTGGGTCGTCTAAGAATATACGTGTTGTGCCATCAATTGCAACCACTCTTCGTATCTCACTTGTAATGGCCTGTTCAAAGTGCTCTGAGTCGCTGGTTAGCCCACTGCTTCCGTGATTGTGCGGCCAAAACTGACTTGATGTTCCGTCGACTGCATTGTAGTGTACCGTTGGTGTGAGTGTATCATCATGGAAAAGAATGTAATCTCCAATAGCGACAGTTTGGTCGCCAAAGGCTAATGAGGCTACATCGACGTATGTCTGACCGGGAGTTACTGCCGCTGCTGCGGTTCTTGACTTTGAATAAGCAGCAACCATTGTGGTATCGTCGACAACCTCACGCCCAAGACTGTAGTACAGCCAGCGTGGGTTGTTGAGAGGCATCTCAAGTTGAGCGCCCTGATGAAACACACGTCCCGTTTGTTGGATTGCAGCCTGTCGCCCAAGTCCTATGACGTGGTGTCGATGCATCGTAACCTTTGTGTCAGGCAGTTTCATGTGTGATGCAAGGCCGATAAATTGGTCAATTTGTGAAAACTCACTTGACAATTTAGCACTATCGTTGTGAGCAAACGTCGAACCGCTCGCAAGCGTTGGCATACCTGTTGAATGGATGAGCATAGCATCGCCAGCAGCACTTACGATGCTACTTGTAGTAAATCTTGGGACGACCTTGAGTTTCGTTGCGTTACTTTCTACAGTGTGGTCAACGATTGTGAATACCTTGTTTGTCATTCCATCAGAGTAATGGTCGGTATATCCGCCTCCATCTGCTGTTTTGTGAAAACTAATCTTCTGCCCAATCAGCATACCGACTGGAACTTTGAGAATTGCTTTAGCATTTTCAAATATGGTGCTGTTACCGCTACCTGTGTCTGCGAACGTGATTGTGTTGAAGTCAGGTGTCGATGCACTGAATGTGGTATCGAAATGGCATGGCTTGGCGTGCTCGATGAAAATTCCAGTCTCGTGCCCCATGAGGACTTCGGAGACGTCACCCTTGTATGCTTGACCAACCATCTAATCACCTCATGCTATTGATTCAGCCAGTGTAACCACTTCTACTTGAAAGGTATGTCTGAATAATTTCTTTGTACGGTCACTCAAATCCGTTCGTGTTTTGAAAACCATACGGTCATAGTTCGTTGCGTCACCCTTGCGAGCAGCATGAATCAAACGACGTATCTCGTTTTCAAGGAGTTGTAGATGCGAACGACTCTTGGCTGTGCGTACGTCGACTGTGATGTTGACACGTGTTGTAACGAAGTTGTACAGCAGGTCAGGGGCTTCTTCATTGTGTGCCGTCTCGTACACCAGTACGAAGTCAGAGCGTTGTAAATCCTGACGCTTACCACGCTCAGGCGTGATTGTAGCGATGTCAGCGATAACTGGCTTGATGTTGTTACTGTTGGCTCGGTTCCAACCTTCCAACTTTTCGATGACGACGTCGAGTGCTTCCTTTACCATGACCATCACTCAAACAGAACTATCTCCTTGTATCTGTTCAAGAGTGAGTTGGCCTCTTCTTTGAACATCTGAATCTTCTGAGCAAGCGGGACGTTCTGACTGCCTTCTGGAATGAGTACGGAACGGTCGTCAGCCATCAGTAAATCGACAGCGACGAATTTAGTTGCTGCCTCTTCGATGGCCTTTTCCAAGTATCGCTCACCGTAGATGTAGGACACCTTGACAGCATTCCATTCAAAGAACGGATACGAGTTGTTGAAGTAAATAATACCCATCTCGGCATCGAGCCACCAGTCTCCCAGTCTTTTTTGCGACCCTACGCCACTTTGTCTAACGATTGTTTCTACGCCATTGTCGACTACTGTAGTTGTCTGTGTAGATTGTGCACCGATGTCGGATTGGAAGAAGTATTGAGTTATTTCTGTTCCAACAGTATCGAGTTGTGTAAGTGCTGCTCCTCCGCCCAACACGGCTACGCCAGTAAAAGTTGTTGCAGTCTTACCAGTGTACTTGAACACACGTGTGCTTGCACCATTGGTAATCATCAAAATCCCCTTGTTTGGGAAATTGCTTGTATCAGAAACTGTAACCGTTGTGACTGGACTGTCAGGGCGCACACTTCCGTAAAAAATTTCACCAACATGTGCTGATGTATCAGAAAGTCGTATATCGTCAGAATCGTACGAAGAGAACGTTCCAATCTTTGTCCCTGCACTATCGAACATCTCTTCACCGGCAGTGAATGTATGAGTGGCAGTACCTGATATTTTCAAATAACTGTAATTGAAAAGTTTGGAACCTACGGTTAGTTTCTGTACAGGTGCTGAAAATGTAAGGCTTGGTACCGAATCACTTGCAGCCGTTGTTGTTCCGTAAACGTTTCCACTGGAATCATAGTAAGTAACTGACCCTGAAGGGGGGTGACCACCAACAGTAATCGGTCTATCCGCTGAATCCAAGTTGACGGTTTTGAAATCATACAACTCCTCAGTGGTCGAGATGTTTGTGACCGCAGCAGTGAACACTATCTGATAAACCCCAGCCCCTCCACCAAACGAAGAGATTGTCCCTACTTCTTCCCTGTTCTCATTGTAAACGACTTGGCCTGTTGTGAAAATAGTGCTTGGGTCAGGTGCAGTTGATTTGAGGAGAATAATTGTACCGCTACTAAGAAGACCCTGTACAATCATATTCGTGTGCGCTGGAGGATATGAGGCAACTGTAAGTGGGTTACTCACCGAACTTACACCAGAAGTAAAATACCCATTCGCTGTTTTTGTAGAACGTGAGCCAATCTGTGAAATGGTTAGGTTCGTCAAATCAGTCGAAGCAATCATAGTGTTCTCACCGCCTTTGGTCTGACGCATACTTGTAAGTTTCAAATGACCATTACCGTAGTCTGCATTGGCCGAAGCAAGAATTTCGTTGTGAACACCTATGTTGCTCGATGAACCTTCAAGAGTGAACGTGGGCGAGAACTCAACCACTGTTTTTGATACTCTGTCTTCTTTGTTGATGAGGTCAGCGAGATTCTGTGCGGTGCTTACTTTGTCAAAATCAGCACGCCAATTGTTGCTTCCTGTGCCTACGCTAAGTGTTGCCACACTGCCGTTGGTCATACCGACATAGATTGAGTCACCGGCCAATTCCTCTTCGTCGACAATCTCCAAACGTGCTTCGGCTGCGCCTATCTCACGATAGTCATCACCTTGCCATAGTTCAAGTCGTAGGATTTGCTGTACGTTCCTGTAGAGCAATGGAGTAGTTCCGACATAATCGGTATAGTATCGACGTCGATATGGTTTGTATGTGTCGAAGTTAATGTACTCGGCTGAGACAAGAGTCGGTCGCCAAGCGTTGTGAGTGATGTTGTCGATGCGGTCTTGTATCTCTTTGATACGTTGCTCGACGTGTGATTTCTTGACGCCTCGTGTCTTACCGTTGGTAAACGAGGCAGTGTTTTGGACATAGCCATTGTCCGCTGTTTCATACAAGCCGGGATTGATTGATGATACACCATCCTCGTTTACTGTGAATGTAAGTTTCACACCGCTGGTAGTTGAAGATATGACTGTGATTGTGACCTCTTGACCCAATGGGTCAGCATCACTGTAGATGAGTATAATGTCGCCAACTGAAAAGCCGATGTTTCTGTAGTCAGCACCAGTGACAAAGACTGCGTTCGCTTCCGCACTCGCCGACATCAGGACGGCTTCTTGCGGTCCGATACCGAGCAAGTCAGCGACTTTCTGTGCAGTCGTGTAAACGATTTCTTCGGGGTTGAGAGGGCGGGTTTCCGCTTCACCGGGTGAGAATACTACTGGCATATGTCATCCCCTCATCTCCCGTACATGGTTCACCATCATAGACCTTGCCACCAAAGACGGTCGTGTACCGACTTCATAAGAAGTTCACCGAGTGCCATAGAGAATCCTGTTTGAATATCATCGTCCTCATCTTCTTCTTTTTCAGGAACTTGCATACCAAAGTCTCCGAACGGGTCGCCGAATCGTTTCCTATCCTTTGCTGCTTGTGCTGCTGAATTCATCCACTTTGGCTCTTCAGGTACCTCTCGTGCAGGTGCATCTGAATCGTCGAGTGTGTAATCTGCACCTTGTGGAGCGTGTGGGAAGTCTTGTCGGACTTTACCTTCAGAAAGTCCTTGTCCGGGTTGTAGAACGGATAAGGACCCGTATGGCGCTGCTTCGTCTGCGAATCGAGTCTTGCTCTCCTCGATGAATTGCTTAACCTGTTCGATTGCCTCGTCTGAGCCCATACCTTGCTTGAGTGCATCTCTGAATTGTTTTCGTGCACTGACAATCTGTTGCTCTCGGATTGCTCGCTCACCGTCACTTTCGTCCTCAGGAGGTTGCTGGTTTAAGCCGAGTTGATTCATCATGTTGGAAAGTGCACCTTCTAATCTCAAATCTTCTGATTCTGCGCCCTGACCGGGTTGGACAATCTTCGGGTCTTGACTCATGTCTCGACCCTGTCCAAACACACGCTGTGCAAGTATATCAGGCGTTAATACTTCCATGTGACCAGCAGCAAGTTGTTGCTGTTGTTGAACTATCTGACGCCTGTAGTTGTCTCTTTCTCTATCGATGTCCTGTATACGTTGAATATTTTCAGGAGTTGGGTTAGCGAACAACTCTTTTCTTTCTGCTTCTAACGCTACGTCACGCTTTTGAGCCGCCTGAATCATTGCTTCAAGACCTTTAGTTTTCTCTGCCATCTGAGGACCGAGGTCAAGATTTTTCATACTTGGACTTCGTTCCATATCAATCATCAGACCTTCGGCCTTGAGATGATTCAATAGATTTGCAGCACCCTGTTGAGGGTCGTCTTGGTGCAGTTGCATCATACGTTGCATTGCTTCTTGCTGAGCACCGGGTCCACGTCCTATGTCACCTGCGTCTTGTCCCAGTATAGCACGTTGGAAATCGGCTAAGCCGAGTCCACCTTTTCGTCCTTGACCACCAAACTGACCGTCACGTGCACCAGCCGATGCACCGCCTAACATTCGATTTAGATACTGTTCTATGTTTAAGTGAGTCTTAGGACCATGCTTTTCCATTTCAAATTGAGCATCGTCTACTCGTGCTTGATGCTGGTATGCATCGTCTTGCATGTTGTAACTGTGCTGTTCTAATTGGTTAATCATTGCTAACTCGTAAGGAGTAGGGTTTTCTTTTTCCTTCAAAGCAAATATACGACTTTCTAATTCATCAATTATAGGTCGCATCTGTGCAACTCTTTGTGATGCCTGTTGATGCTTCATTTTTGCATCTTGTAATTTTCTTGGACTGCCATAGAAAAGAGGGTGCTGACCAGTTGGGTCGTGAAGTATAGTTTCAGAACCAAATCCACCAAACCCGCTATCAGTACCCATTTGAACAGTCTTTGCTCGGCGTTCATCTTCGCCCTCACGTTGAGGTTGCAAAAACTTTGCACGTTCTGCGGGTTCCATACCACGTCCAAGCGAGGGTCGAGTTTCTTCTTCTCCGATTCTTTCAGGAGATTGAGGAGGCTTCTCTGGTTCTTCGCCTTTGCCACCCCCACTCATGACATATTGTTCCGCCATTCGCCTCATTCGACCTTCATCCATGTCAGGGTTCATTCGACGTAAACGTTCCATGCGCTCTTCAATTGGCTTAGTAATAAGTTCGTCGTGTTGTTGTGCAACCGATGTAGCGTCCTCTTCACCCATACCGCTGGTCATAAGATGTTGAATCTTAGACTGCATGTCTGTTCCGGGCGCATCCTTCAAACGGCTTCGTAGTTGGTCAAGTAACGCTTGCCTCATAGGGTCCTCAGGGGCTTTTCGTACTGCTATTCGCATATTTATTCGTCCTTTGTTCCTAAATTGAATTCCATTTTTGTTCCGCACGTTCTGCATTTGTCGACCCAGCAAAAGTAGAGCATACCACAGGAAGTGCAGCGAGTGCCTGAACCGATGTTCAGTACGTCGCTTGCCTTGCGGGTTCGTATGCGTTGTTTGCTTACGACGCCTTCAAGGGGCTTCTCTTCGTTAAAGACAGAGCCTGCGCCGTATGATTCTGCGAGGCGTATGCCACGCTTCTCAAGGCGCTCGATTTCGTCGAGTCCGAGTGTTGCTGCGTCCATCCTATCACCCTCAGTTCGTGGTGACAATTAGAAAAATGTTTCCTAAGATGGTTATGGGTTCAGCACCTGCAATGGTGTTTGAACCTGCTGCCGCTGCAACATCGGTCGTCAGAGTAGTCGACATTGTCGACGTATCCTGAAAGTCTTTTGGTGCGTACGGTCCTACAACTTTAGTTGTCTTTGCCATTTAAGCCACCTCAAGAACGGCGACCTATTGCAATAAAAGTTCCAGCCTGTGTGGGTGCGGTATCACCGATTGTAGAATCAGCCAATCCAGCCGCTAAACGGATAGTTGTACCGTCTATACGAACATCTACACCAAATACGACATCTTGTGAAGCCGGTGAAGCACCTGTGTCTGTGATAGGTCGTGCCGCAATAGCACCGCTTGAATTTGCACCTGCAAAGTCTATACTTGCAAGCATTCCAGTTAGGTCAATTGCGTTATCGCCAGCGGCGTAAGTACCTGTTACAATCATTCTGTCGCCAAATACTGTTGGTCTTGGGTCTATTGTTACTACCATTATTCTTCATCTCCTGTTATTTGTGTTTCTTCTGCTACTTCTTCGACTGGTGCTTCTTCGACAACTGATGTTGGTTCAGGTGCTGGAGGGTTGAGTGTTTTCTCAACCAAGCCTAATAGTTTGGCTTTGGTTGCATATCCACCAACGGATTCTCCACGGCCTGTGAGCCATGCCAAGATGTCTTTCTTAGTCCAACCTTCATCAGGTAGACCGTCTGCTCCTTCGTCGACTGTTACTCCTTCGTCTCCATCAACCTTCCACCATTTTGGTGATAAGCGGTTCCTGTTCTCGTCGAGCCATGCTTGAGAAACTTCCATTGGAGTTCCTCTAATCGCATAGATTCGCTTCATACCGGGAACCCTACGTTCATAGTAAGGACCAAGTGAGGTTATTGTAGGCAGAAAAAACCACCTCAAGCCACGATAGCCATGAAACCGACTGTAGTGTTGATTGTTGCCTCTGCCGTAAAAGTAATTGTGCCACCGCTTGCAACGGCTGTCAAAGACTTGCCTGCTGCTCCGCTTCCACCAACGATGACGGACTGGACGATAGTTGCGTCTCCTCCGACTGTAAATACGTTGGCGTTTTGTACGAGTGTGCATTCACCTACGATGAGTTTCAACCCACCGACTGCATCTGTTGTGTTTGTGTTCTTTGCTTGGAATCCATCCAAGGAACCCGGATAAGAATCAGCCGCAGCACCGCCGTCAAGCCATGCTGTACTGTCCTCAGGGGTACCTGCATAGAGGTCCAATTCTGTCTTAACGGTCATTACTCCGCCTAATCCTACTGTTCTGCTAAATGTTACTGCCATAGTTTTCATCTCCTGTTATTTTGATTCTCCATTAGCCTCACTTCAAGTCTCGGATTGAACCGTGACCTCCAAAGAAAGTTGTCCATACTTCACCCATAGTTCGGTAAAGTCCCTCTTGACCGAGGCGGTTAATGGCGAATGGGTCACCGGTTTCAATACCAGACTCAAAGTATTGAGTTGGTTTTGCAACACTAAAGTGTAGGTAATCAGTGTCCAAGAAGTACATACGACTGATTGTGTCAGGCTCAACGTCCTTGGATGGAATGATTGGAACACCGTTGTATGTAGCAACAATGAAACCTGCTTCAACACCGGGTACACCCTTTACACCGTTGAAGGTTGGGGTGACTCTCTTTTCTTCCATGAATCTTTGTTGGGATTGTAGAAGTTGTTGAATTCTCATCAATGTGTCGTATCCAGTGAGGATAACCTTAGGGTTTCCACCACGTACCCAAATCTTCTGGAAGATGTCGTCGAGGTGGTCAAGGCTGAGTGTTCTGTCAGTTCCGCTGTTTTCGTTGTGCTCAGCGAGGGACCAAGAGTTTGCACTTCGGTCGATGCTGTAGATGTCGTTAGTAGCAGCGGTGTCACCAGTTGCGATACGGTCAAGAGACTCGTAGTCGTTGCCAGCAGCAGTTCCTTTGTCTTGGAGAAGCATCTTGTTGATTTCCTCAGCGTGGTGCTTACCCATTTCTTCTTTGAGAACACTGCGAATGTCGCCAAGTCCGTCATCCTTGTCGTTAAGGAAGATTGCAACTTCGCTCATGTCGAAGGTGTGTGCAATGGTCTTAGGCTTTGCAGCGATGTGTTGGAAAACTGGTTTTGTGGTTTCAGGTAGAGTACCGTTCTCCGCAATTCCGCCACCCTTGGTGGAATCAGGACGAGCGGTTACAACACGCCATCCACTTCGGTCCCAAGGTTTCTTAGGAAGAATTGAAAATGCGTTGAACTCTTGGTTGAGTTGTGACCAAACCTTGCGTCCGTAGATTGCTTGGTAAGTACCAGCAGTTGTGGACAGCATAGGTGCGTCTGCTTTCAGAAGTTCGCTGCCTGAGTAGTGGAAGCCCATGTTAGAGCCTGCACCATAGTAGTAGCGTTCCATGTCGGTTATTGTTCTTAGATAATTTCTTGCCATTCTTAATCACTCCATTCATTGGTTGAAAATGCTCCCTGCGAGGCTGTGTACCTCATCCCAAGACATGTTACCCATGTCAACGGTGGAAGGGATTTCGATGTTAGAAACAGCGGACTTCTGGATACTTGTTCCAGCAGAGCCACTGCCAAGGTTGTCGATTCGGTCGCTTAGAGCGGCGACAGCCTTTTCGATGTTAGCGAGTGGAGCACGAGCGTCGAATGCTTGTGCTTGTCGGCTGTGAGCCTCATCTCGCTGTTCTTTTGCAAGGCGGTCAGCGAAAACTTCACTGAGTGTGCCTTTGAGTTGCTTCTCGATTGAAGCAGCCTTGTAAGCAGCATATGCTTCTTCAAGTTGTGCTGCGCTCAAATCTTCTGGTGAAAGGTAACCCTTTGCAACGTCGGCTTTGGAGCCGCTGTTGAGTTTACCGATTGCGCCAGTTGATGGGTTGCCACCTTCTTGGGCTCGTCCTTTGACTTGCCCAGCGAAGTAGTCAGCACCATCGACTGAGGATGGGTTGTCGAAGCCACCAAGTTGTGCCTTCTCAAGTGCATCGAAGTGAGAGCGAGCGCTGTTAATATCAACGCCGCCTGACTTGAGTGTGTTCTCCATCCAGTGCAAGTAGTCTTGTGTGATAACGTCAGAGAATTCAGATTTCTGCTCGTCGGAGCCGTACATCTTTTCTTCTTTCTTGTTATTGGCGATTTCTTTGCCTTTGTCTTGGTCATCATCCTCATCGTCGTCTTTGTCTTTCCCTTGAAGGAAAGCAGGCATCTTTTTATCATCCTCGCCCTTTTCCATTACGTCAAGACGGGTGTTTATGCGGTCCAAGACGGACGACAATTCGCTCATTGTGTTCATGTCTGTGTTTTCAGTCATTGTTGTGTCCTCCTTCAATATACGGAATGTCGCCTCCGGGTTAATACCTTTTTCACAAATCGTTACCTCGTGAAGTTCCAGTTTAGAAATCTCGGTGTAATCACCGTGTTTCTGGTCGGCTTTCTTCATTCTCTTGAATGCTTGTCCACCGATACTGAAACCCCTAAGGGCGCCTTTGCGAATTTCATTGGCTACTTCACGAGCCTTTTCGATGTCATCACGTACTTGGATGACAACAAAGAGTCCAGCGTCATCGACACCAGACTTCCAAAGTCGTCCACTGCTGTCAGTGTACTCTGGAATAACACTTCCAACTTGAATGTTGGAGTGTGCGAGTTGTACGTTGCGGAATCCTTCCGCCTTCATGAAGCCGTCAAATGCACCCTTAAGTGCACCAGTTGTAATGAGGTCACCTTGTTTGTCGACCATCTCAACGCTTGCATAACCTGCAATGACGAGGTCACGGTCGCTCTTCAAAAGCGATAGGGTTCCACTGCTCTCAAAGCGAGAGGTTTGTAGTGGCGATGCCATGACCATGCTATCCCTTACATCTGTCATTCTATATAGTTAGATATGGTATACAGCCTTGTCCTCTGTAAGTTCTAACTTACTATCAACTTCTTCGACGTCCTTCGATTCTTCTTCCTTATCCTTCTTCTCACGCTCAACATCACGAACATCGTAGTCAGGCATAGTTTTCGCATCATCAGGGTTCGTAGGTCCTGTAGGTGACTGTATAGGTGTACCTACGTCTATACCAAGTCCTTTGGGACCAGCCGATGACATACCTACTTGACCTATACCACTCTTCGATAATAATTTCTCAAGGAGTTCAGCGCTCTTCTTCATGACCTTGACTTTCTCTTTGTCCCACGTACCAGTACCTTCAATCTTCTTTGGAGGTATGAGCGGCTTGCCGTCGTTCTTGCTTTCGTGTACTTCGGCCTTATCCTCACGTTCTTCTATAGAGAAGTCACCTTTGAGCATAACACCAGCAACGGGTGACCAGAAAGGTCGCTGGCTTTCAGCCAAACGAATAAGATAACCATTGTCTGCTACAGGTGTGTGTACAGTCCAATACTGACCACGTGTCGTAGCCTTGTACAGAACGTCACCTGCTTCAAACGAAACTCGGATGTGCCTATCACTTCTATAGATACTAAGTGGACTTTGGTCGAAGTCAGCCTTTGCTAACATAGCAAGGCTCTCTGTACTAACGAGTGGTTCACCTTCCGCCTCACCTTCGATTTGAGGTGCGTGTACAGTATACACCTTTTGATTCTCAGATGCGTGGCCTTCTGTTACATTCGATACGTTGACTTTGACATAGTCTCCGACTTCGTACTTGTCAGGTGAATTGAATGAGGCTCCGATGTCCATGTATATGTCATCTTCAATCTTGACCGCTCGGTCACCTAAGTCCTCTCCGTGTATGATTGGACCTGTGCCGAGTCGATAGACGTAGGGTGATTCGCCTCGTCGCTCAAGAACCATGAGTGTGACATCGTTGCCTTTCTGGTACAAGACCCACTTAGGATGGCGAGCCTCTCCTTTCATGTATGTGGATTTAGCATCACGTAGTATAACACGGTCGCTGTCAATGTTCTTGATAGCGTCAGCCAGTCCTACGTCATCTGTGAGTTTTGTGTCGGATGCGCTTGGTGCATCGATACCTTCGACGCTTTCCAGTGCACCACGCAAAAGTTTGATTCTGTCCTGAATCGGTATGTCGTGTACCTCTTTATCATCGAACTCTACGACTTCAAAGATGTAGAGTCCTTTGTCTGTACGGATGACATCGACAACGAAGTCTTTGTCAGACACCTGCTTGAATGCTTTCTTTTCTTCATCAGTAAGCGAACCCTTACTCTCGACATCGTCGTCTTTCTTAGTAACGAACATTCGCTTGCCTTCGGGATATGCGCTTACAATCCAGTCGCCTGTGAAACCACGTAGGTGTTCAAGGTCATCGATGTCAAAGATTCGATGCATCGGTTGCAGTGATGGCAAGCCCTCAGGCATATCCTTACGGATATAATCAGGGTTCGTCAACGATGCAAGCAGTGCTGGTCCATCCATTTTCGTGTGGAACGCCGAAGCAGTGTCCATAAACGGTTGACCTACTCTGTTCACACGTGCCGCTGGGGGTTGCAATTGAAAAGGGTTGGTGCGGAATTCAGATGTACCTAATTGTCCCAAAAGGTGCTCAGGCATGATTCTGCGTATCGTGTTCTCGTTTGGCGTTATTAGCCTCATCTTCTTAGGAGTGTTACGTTGCTTGAACGACATTTGACCTGTCCTCTTGTCAACGTGCATACGGAACGGTATTTCGTGAACGTGACCAAAATTTCCTCGCAGGCCATCGGAATTAAACATCGACATGATACTGGCCTTTGTCTTGGGGTGACCTGCTCGACCGATTGGTTTGTGGAGCAGTGCTGGCTTGTTTTCTGTATCAATGACTTTTGATGCGTCATATTCGTCTGCATCTGTTACCATAAGTCCATGAAGATGGTTGACCATGTCATGTAGATATGCTTCGTTGATGATGACATCGGGTTTGCTTCTCAGTTCGTCGTAACCCAAGTTTTTATTTCTAAATTTTCCTTTCATGTCCTCTTGGCTAAGTGACGAAGGCATCATTATTTCCATAGAGCGTTCACCCAAGTCTTCTTTTCGGCCTTGAGTGGATATTGCTTGCAAAAACTGTTTACCTACTTTGTACGAAGGGTGACGCCTAATTGTATCACGACTGGGGTGTGGGTTTTTACCTCTACCTCCAGAAGCAGGGACTGTACGCTTTGTGGGAATAGTGTATGAAGGGTCGTTATCATAATCAGGTTTATGTCGCTTGAAACTAACCAAGTCCTCAAGAACATTCTCATGACCAAGTGCTTTCATGCCTGAGAAGTGTTTGTCGCCTGATTCAGCCATACGACCTGACAAGTCCATCATTGATATTGCTTTGAGTGGTTTACCTCTTTTCTCAACTTTACTTAGCAAATCTTTCGCCATACGAATCTGATACGGCTTAGGGTCATCACCAAACAACAACTTAGCAACATCATCTTTGCTCATATCCGAATTGATTTCATGACCGTGTTCATGCACATTGTAAGACATACCATCATGACTGTTGTCCATCTTACCTTTCATTGGTGATTCAACTACTTCGTGACCTGCTACTGGAGCGGTCAAATTGTGATGTTCTGAGTCCTGTTCAGCAAGATACTTATTGGCTGCAAACATTTTCCAAGCAGCCATAGTGTCAGGATGCACCATTGAATACAATTCAGGCATTTGCTTTTCAATCTCTTCACCAATCTTCTCAGCCATCTGTGCGATTGCTTCGTGATGACCTGAGACTTGCTTGTGATGTGTTTCGTCGACGTCAACCTTCTTTTGACCTCTTGAATTAGAACCGTAGTGTTTTCGACCTATCTCTCTTAACACTTCACTTTGTTCATCAATTAGATGGTCAAGGTGGTCACGTCCTTCACTGCCTTCTGGAAGCAATTCTCGTTCTTCAAATAATTTATTCAATTCCTCTTCGGCTTCATCATATTCATGAGTTTTTTCATCCAATGCTTCCCTTTGGGAATGTAATGATTTGTACCTAACTTCATTCTCACGAAGTGGACGTGTTTCTAAATTTTGAAGAGAGCGTTCCATAGTAAGTCTTTCTTCACGACTCATGTTGGTTTCCATATTTCTAAGTATTTCATCAAGTTCAGCCGACTTTTTCTTACTTTCTTCATAGTGGTCAGCATGTGTTTTGTGACGCAAGTTGTAATCTTCTCTGCTAATCGGCAGTTTTGCCTCATACGGTAACTGATGAGGAGCACTAACATCGTATTGAGCAGGCATAGCAGGGTTGTTCAATCCGCCAATCATACCGACCAGTTTTATGGCTTCGTGAGAAACATCACCGTCTCGCTTTAATTTATCATCCTCAACACCTTGTCCAAATGCGTGACCTATACCGTGTGTAAATCTATATGGTTCCATAAATCCACTTAGTTCGGCACGTAAATCTTTCAACTTACTTGTACCTTCTGTGCGACCTGCCGCTAACGATTGCCTGTATAATTTGTTGTGATGTTCAGGCGAATGAGTAGTACCCTGCAAACCTTGATTGACCTTTGCATTGGATAACGCACCTGTACCCGATATGAACGTATTGTGGTGAGAAAGCGATGCGATAAAACCAGCAGTAGGGTCAATCTCCGACACAGACGTCATTTCGACTTGGTTTCTTCGTTTGATTGCACGACGTGCTTCTCCAAGTTCAGATATAGGCGGGTAGAACGGAGCGAGCAAACCGCTGACCTTACTGTGCAGGTTTAGCACTTCACCGCCCTTCGTCTCTAAAGCCTCCCCCGATGGAAGCGGTCGTCCACTGAACACGTCTTGTCTCGCCTGCTTACGACCGAGCAGTCCGTCATATTCTCCTTCCAGTAAAAGAGACTGGTGCATCATATCCAACTTCGTTGTGTGTGTCTTACCCAAACCACCTCTGCCTTCAAAGGGAACTGACCAGTGATGTGCGAGTGATTCTGATTCGCCTAATGTGTACGACTCAGGATGTGCACCTTCGCCTTCTGTCAAGAGGTGAGGTGAGGTGTACGCCTGTATATGATTACGAGCGATTCGACCTGCACCTTGTGCTTTTTGCATTTCTAAGTGCGGCTCTAAGAAATCTTCGACTTCTTGAATTGTCCAATCGTGGTCACCTGTCCAGCCTTCACCATAATGCGGGGATTCGCCTTTTTTGTGGAATGTGAGATTACCGTCGGCACCTGCCTTTACACCTGCGAGAGCATGTATCCCACGCATATCCATCGTAGGTTCGGTACTCGGCTTGAAACCATTTTGTGCAAATCTCGGAAGGTGCTCGACCTCATCATCGAAGTCCTCATAATATCTACGAAGTTTCTTCCCAAGTTCACTGTTTTCTAAATCGTCATAAAGTGTGCTCGGATTCATCTTTTGAGTTGAGCCACCGGGTATCATACCAACTGCAAACGCTTGACCTGTAGCGTCAGGGTCACGAGTGTGATGATTGAATACTGGGGCGTATCGCTGGTGATAATTAGAAACGAGTCGCCCCATCGAAAGAGGCTTGTCGCCTACGTGAATGTCGCTGATGGTGTAATTGTTTTTGTCGTGGAAGCCGTGTTCCTTGATGTGTCTGTACACCTTAGCACGTTCGCCGGGTGTGAGCCACTCAAGGCCGAGATAGTAATCCATCTCGCCCAAGCCTTTTCGTCGACCTGTTTCTTCGTGAGTGTCATCGTCCATCCACGATTCTTGTGTTGAGCCTAAATGATAATGTCGAAGATACCTTTGTTGTTCAGCACCATGTATACCACCTTCATCTAAATCTTTAGAAAAACCCTGCCCTTCTTCACTCTGTAGCCAATTGTTGTAACTTCTTTCATACAATTCATGCTGTGTAACGTGTGTGTTGTGAGGTCCATACATACCATATGTGTATAGAGCAGAATCAGGATAGTGCTTTCGATGTGCTCTTTCTTTTGCATCGTGTACTCTCGATACACCGTTTCGTGCAAATGAATCTAAACGCTCTGACCATGCAGGCATATCGACACCATTGTTGACAGTACGCTCATCCCAAAGCGGAGCAACGTCAGGGTGATACATCGACATGTCGCCAAAATGTTCACTGGCTGTTCCTTCGTGTGCTCTTGTAGCAGGCAGTATCTGTTGGTGCAACCAATCCTGACCTATGTGGTCGACGTGTTGAGGTTGTCTTATACGACCAACCTCAGGGTACTGACCCGGAAATGATTCTGAAATGTTTTTGGGTGCTTCTTCTAAACCAGTGGCATAGCGCTCGGTCATCGGGTCGACGATTCCAAGTGATTCCTGTTCATCGCTGTATTGGCCGCCCTGTTGTCGAGCGGGGTCAACGACTTGGTTACCATCACTGGGGTTTGGAATAGTCACTGAATCACCGCCATTCATTGGCGGTTGAGTCGAGTTTCTAAAGCCTTTTTGAGAGACTGCGCTTCACCGCCACCATCTACAAAGTGACCTGCAAGTGTTGAAAGGGCTGTAGGATAGTGCGGATTCTTATCGAGTATGTCGCTCTTCTCTGAAATTGCGCCCTTGTTCTTGACATCTTCGACATCAATGAGTCGTTGGTTGGTCGAATAATATTGGTTTTGAACACCAGTCTCGCCGCCGACTTGTGAATGGAACTGAACATCGCCTAATGCTGTTCCTTCTTTTTGTTGGAAGTTGACGCCTTGCTCTTTAGTAATAAGTCGGTTCTCGACTTCTTTTGCTGCTTTCATCAATTGGTCAATCTTTGAACTTCTTGGTTCGTATCGTGGTCGCATGTTATCACTCCATTCCCATGTTGTTGCCTATGCTTCCGTTACCTTTCGATTCTTCTGCAAGGCGATGAATATCCGACCAATCCATAGCGTGGAAGTCTGCGTTGGTTTCAGGCAACGGAACTCCACTGTCAGATTCGTTCTTTAGAATATCATATTGTGAATCTCCACGGAACAGGTCAGGCATAATATCCATCGGTGCACTGTTCGACCCGTGTCGAATAAATCCAGCACGTTTCAAAAGTGCAGCAGGGTCTGCTACAATGTTCTTGAGTGCTACGTTTTCTGCTTTGAGAAGTGACAAACTTTGGTCCATGCTCTCCATCTTGTTGATAAGAGCACCCATGAGTTTCTCAGCCGCTCCCTCTTGTACGACTTCTTCGCTCATTATTTCACCTCAAAGATTCCTGTTGTTTCGACGTTGCATGATAGGTCCACGTCGGCTTGTTCGGATAGTACCCGGCAAGACTTGTGTTGTTGCTTCATGAACGGTTTGAATGCTGTTGAACTTACGAACTGGTACGCCGCCTGCATAGATGTCGTTGACACCGTTGGTTGAAGGTGTATCAGATTTTATGATTGCCTTCGATACATCTTCTGAAAGGTATTCTGCGTACTTACTAACCTCACCTATGTGAGAACTTGCAGATACGCTATCGTTGTTTTCGATTGCTTTGAAAAACGCATCGACGTGTGAGCGCATTTTACGAGCCATTGGGTCCATCTTCGTCAGGTCCATACGCATCCCATAACCTCCATTGTATTGAATGTTTTGTCAGAATCTTCGTATGTTATTCATCGCTTGACTAAGAGGGCTGCCTTGCGGTCCTCGTTGCTGAACACTTGAAAACGGTGCTCCTGAACCCATTGATGTTCTGTTTTGAGGACTTGCAGGTCCTCGTGGAGTACGCATACCCATCCCCTCTCCACCGGGCTGTGATGCTGGACCTTGTGCTGCTCTCAAGCCTGCGCTTGCTTGACCTGCTAATGCACCTGCCATCTGTGGATTCATGTTACGACTTGGCAAGCCACCGGGCTGTGCCATTGGCATACCTCCGGGCATACCTCCACCTTGACCCGGTTGACCCGGTTGGCCCGGTTCCATAGGCTTGTAGATAAACCTCAAGTCACGTCCGCCTTCCTCGATGAGTTCAGGCTTGAATCCGAGTTGCATCATTCTCTGTGCGATGTTGACTTCCATCTCATCTCGTCGTAGTCGAGTGACTTCATCTTCTTCCTCATTCGGATAGAGTGTAAGTTTCCAATCATGGACATCCATTTCTTCCATGAGTCGAGGGAAGAGATGGTCAGTATACACCTTGTGTCCAAATTCAACTGCACGATTGGTGACAAGAATTTGTAGACCTTCGTTGTTGAGTCCACCTGACTTACCTGTATCCATCATGAATACGTTTGATACGCCATAGAATGCAGCAATACGTGTTCGCATTTCATCACGTACAGCAATGTATTGCATCTCTTCCATTGTATCCATGAACTTAATCCAGTTGACACCTCCACGTCCACTTTGGCTTTCAATACCAATCTTAGGAATGTAGTGAGGGTCACGTTCAAGTTTCTCGTCAACACCCTTCCAGAACGACTTCATCGATTCAAGATTGTCCGTTGTGATAGAAATCAAACCACGAGGTACACGACGCTTACTGTATGCAGTGTACATGTAATTGTCCATTGCTGTGAGTGTCATTGCTTGGCGCCATAGTGTTGACACAGGCGACTTGCCGTAGAGTTTCGATGGATTGTATTTACTAAAGTGGATAACTTCTCCCTTGAGATAGTATTGGGTTTTACCAGCACCACCAGTATTGACGTGGTGTACATCTTCTAAATCGTGTCCGCAGGTATCGCACTGTTTCTGACCTTCGCTGTAACCACGTACTTCTGTTCGATGAAGTGGGCAAGTTTTGTATCGACCGCCACGAACACCACGCTTGTCAGCAACAATACGCATGAAGATAGGGTCACCACGTATGAGTTCTTTAACACGATAGAATGCAACTTCGTTTGTTTCAGGGTCGACATAGTATTCTTTGACAAGAATAACGAATGCGTCGTCCATGATGTTGAGGTCTTGCTCAATCTCTCTCAAAACGTCCATGAAAGTTTGTTCCATTGAGTTGCGTTGCTCTATGAGCCACTGAGCGTATACCTTTTCGCTTGGGTCAGGTTGACGGACTTCTCCTCCACAATCAACACAGACGTCAACGTCGTGCTCATACTCTTTTTCGCATTGTATACACTTTTGATGAAATGCCTTGTCCCAATAATAACCACGACGAAATATCTCTTGCTTGAGTGTTGACAAAACTGTACGTAGAATCAAATTTTCTGATGCGACTGAATACAATGCTGGAATAGTAATACCTTGAACAACAACTGGTTCTTGAATACCTGTCGTATAGAGAGGCATCTGAGGCTCTGGTGTACGTCTTCTTCTGAACCTGTCAGCAAGACGACCTAATACACCCTTGACTTTCTCATCTGCCATCACAAATCACTTCCCCATGAGCGGATAGTATCCGCATCAACGCCCCATGCATCCAGTTTCTTCTGAACTGCATCAACGTCATCCTTCCAATTTTCAAACATGACTAACATCCTGTACTGCTCCTTCTTCACGTTGTCATCCTCTTCAAGAAACCGCAAAGCGGCTTTGGCTTGAGTGGACTTCAACTGCAAGTGCGGGAGCACTCCGTTAAGAACTTTCTTCAAGTCATCTCGTGAGTGGAAGTTGAGTCTGTGAGTTGTTCGCTTACTGTTCTTTGACATTTTTTCATTGAGTGAAAGTGTGCCACAACCCAGTGTTTTCTGCAATCTTTCGCAATGAATCTTACCTCTGTCTCCAGTTGCTACTGCTGATGCTCGGACTTCTCCTCGCTTTGTGATAAAAATAGAGCCGTCAGCATCCATAAAGCCAGCAGCATACGCCCAAGGGTCTTTGATAACCAGACCATCACAAGAAAGCAGAATGTATTCGCCTCGTCGAGGGGCTTTTACAATATCCATTTCTTCGCCGAACATGGATAAGAGTTTACTCATACGAGTTGCTGAAACTCGGTTGACTCCTTTTTCAATGAGGTTGGCTGTAATATCACGAGCCCCCATGTGTCCTTTGTTTTGCAGTTCTTGACGAGCCATCTCAAGCCAATTCTTTTGCTCTTTGCTCAAAGTATCAACCTGATGCAATCCGCTGCGCCACATTTTACGAGCGTCTTGTCTTTGTTGCATAGCATTGACCCAAGCAGATTGTTCTTCGTCGCCCCATACATCTTCAAAGTCATCGAGCATCTTGAGTGCTTCATCTGCTGCTTCCCACATATGACAAGCACGAAGCAATGTAGATTCTCTTGACTTAGAGAATGTCCTAAGTGATTTGAGGTTTCTGTCGCTCAGACCAAGATTACGAATGGTACCGCCGTATTCTGATGCCCAAGGTATAGTCGCCAGCGTCTGTTCGACTTCTTGTGCCTTGAGAGCACGTACGCTTTTGATAGCACTGTCAATGTCAAATTTCATGTCCTTCATTTTACGGCGAGCACGCTTGAGGTCTTTGACAACCTCGTCAGCACTCTTGCCGAGATAAGCATCAAACCACGAGTCGCCATTTTCTGGAAACGAATGTGTTTCGATTTGTAGAATAGGTTGCTGCGGGACGGCTTCTTTAGCAATCTTGACAGCCTTCATCATGTCATCTCTCAAAGAAGGATGAGCCAACAAAGAAGAAGCAATCATTGTCGATTGCTCTTCACCCATATCCAAGTGGATGTCCGATTCTCCTACGATTAGTGAAGGCCACATATTAGTTATCTCCGTATGGGTCGTATGAGAACGTACTCGATTGCTCTCGTAAGTCCTTTTCCCAATCTTCTTCTTCTTCTTTGGGTTGAGGCTTGGGCTTGATGCCAACAAGTCTGCGTTCAGGCTGAGGTTTGACAGGTTCATCTGCATCTCCCAACTTTGCTCGCTCACGTCGATTAACTTCATCAAGTACACTTTCAATTGGTGCATCAGGGTCTTCTATAGCAGTTTCTTCCTGTGGTTTACCTAACTTACGCTCTTGGTACTCTGTTCTTCTTTTGACTTTGATACGGTTTGCTTCATGCTTTTCTTCTTCGGCTCGGCGCTTTGCATCTTCGGCATCCTTTTCTGACTGAACACGAGCGTCATCTTTTGCTTGCGCTGATTGCTGACGTGCTTTGCTGCGCTCTCTTGCTGCATCCGAAAACTCAACATTCCTGATTCCTTGCTGACGTGTTCGTTCTTTCTTGCGCTCTGCTTCCTTCGCACCACGTCCGCCCATGTATTCTTCTAACTTGGCTTTGCTTTTTTCATAAGCATTTTTGTCCCTTTCCAATGCTTCGGGTGTTGAACCGAAGGATTGACGAATTGATTCCATAGATATGTAATTCGGGTGTCCTCTTGTAAGGTGACCAGTTATTCTTTCTACACTGGCTTTGTGACGAGCAACATCATCTCTCAATTGCTGCTCTCTGCTTTGTGCTTTAAGCAAAAGCCAAGCCTGTTCAAACGGGTCAAGCGACAAACCAATCATCTCCTGTCATACGAGAAGCGCCTTGACTCGGTGAATCAAGGAACCACTTGTCAAAGCCCGGAAGGTCATCATCGAGTAGCATAACGCTTCCTCTGAATTCTTTGGTCGCCCAGTTTGCCAAAGCAATTGACATTGCTAAGTCATCGTGAGAGCCAACGGATTCAAGTTTACCGTCTTTCTTCATACCGAATCGACTGAGTTGCTTCTCAAGTTCTCTTGTGAATTCTTTACTGCGTTCGTCGCCCCAAGGTGTTTTCAGTTTACCTTGCTCAAAAGCCATAAGCAACGACATGAACATACTTTCCTTGCGCTGTCTCGTGGTCATAAAGGTTTTGATAGGGATGTCATCTCGCATTTCTTGAAGTTCAGCAGCGAACATTCGTTGGAAGTTGTTGCCTTCAAGTTCAATCAAGTCAGGCTGGAATCGATTGTTGAGGAGGAGGATGTTACGTTTTTGTGCAGCACCACTCAATCCTTTTTGGTTGATGACGTGAACTAACTGTTTCTCCTCAGAGCCGGGAAGCACACGCAATACAGTCATGGCTGTGTAGTCAGCGTTTGAATCGCTTGCAATCGCAGGGTCCCAGCCAACAAAGTGTTGACCGAATACGCCTGCTGCGTTGCCTTCTTCGTCGAATTCTTGCTCAGCGTGGTCAAGAAGCACGAGATTTTCGTCACGGGCTTTTTCCAACAGAGTGTGAGGGAACATACTTGAGTTGTCGTGAATCGGTTCACACAGATATTCACGAGCGAATTTGATTGCAGGCATTGACTTCTCACGCATTCGGAGTGCATCAAGCGGCCAACGTCCCGGCCATAACGGTTCGCCGTTTTCTAATATAGCGGGATAGGTTTCGACTTGGAAGGTTTCTTTTTGTTCAAGTTCAGCGTACAGGTCATTGTACGAAAACGGTGTACCGACCATCATCATTCGACCTGTATGGTGCAGTACAGGAAGCAGAACGGTATAGAACCAGTCGGCTGCACGTTGAAGTTCGGATACGGTTGTACCCCACAGAATATCATCGCACACAACCACGTCAGGGTGGAAACCACGAGTAGCACCACCAACGGACTTTGCCATGATACGGCTGCCGTTTGTGAATTCAAAGTAGGATTTAGCCCAAGGTTTTCCAGAAGGCTTGAGTGGTTTGAGGATGTCAGCCATATCGATGTTGCTGCGAATGAATCGCATGTGTTCAAGTGTTTGTTCAAGAGAGTGACTGAACACCATGACGTGAGTGTTCGGGTTGAATGCTGCAATCCAAAGAGCATAGGACATAAAGAAAACTGATTTGCCGTGGTCACGACTCGCTTTGACACAGTAGTAACGATGACCGTTCAGACCGTTGTCCCATGCTTCGTGATGGTCAGCGTAGTCGAAGCCAAGTATTTCAGTGAAAAAGAACTTGAATGATTTCTTCGACATTTCAATATCGATTTCATCAACGAGTGCCTTAACGCCCTCTGCATCGCTCATTGCTGACCTTCCTGCATAAATTGTCCCATGCCTTCAAATGCGCCCTGCCTTCTTTCAAATTCCTCAGGAGGCTTTTGCCCTTGCTGACCTTGCTGTTCTCCGCCTTCGTCGTCTTGACTTTCCAATTTACTTTGAATAGATTCGGTATTCATCTGATGGTCCATAGTACCTTCATTGGCTAACGTACGATTGACATCAGCATCTGTACCCTCACCCGATGCTACGCTACCCGGCGGAGGTGGAAGTTGCTGTACAGGCGCAGCACCCATTGGGTTCGTTTGTACTGGTTGCACATTTTGAAGGTAATTCTGTGCTTCTGTCAATTGCTGTGAGTTGATATTCCCAGCCAAATCCAAAGCAGGTTTTAGTTTTTGATAATCTCTCAATTTCATTTTTCTGTCTTTTGCTTCACGCTTGTCTCTTGCCAACCTTGCTTGCCCTACGTTTGTTCCTAATTGAGCCAACTCTTGACCAAGTTGCTGAGTGTTCAGATTAGTTTGATTTGCTTGTTGAAGTCGTCCTTGCTCAGCCTCAAACCGTCGACGGTTGATGTTTCTTGGATTCATTAGACTTGCAAGACTGGGACCTTCTGCCGCAAGTCGCTCAGGATTCATAGCACGACGTTGTTGTAAATCTCTCTGTGCACCCTCCTTAGCCCTGTCAACTTTTTCTTGCTCTTCCAAATCAGCACGTGCTTGACGTCGACGTGAAGTTCCCATGTTAGCGAGTCCTCGACCCACGGCACTGCCTTGCATAGCACCGACTTGGACATTCGACAGGAGTCCACCAAGACTTCTTGACTCGCCTGCAAGTCCACCTAATACACCTACTGCTCCACCCGCTAATGCAGCGGCTTTTCCTCGCTTTGTACGACCACGTACTGCGTTACCGCCTCCGCCTCCTCCGCCAACGCCGACATTGTAAAACATCTGAGGACCGTTAGGCCCCAGTTGGATTTGAGGAGCCTTAACGAGAATCTTCCTCATCAAACCCCTCCGCTAAACGTGACCTTGACGACCTTGACGACCTGTGGACTGACGCTCCATTCCTTAGCGATACGGTGCCAGTCGCCACGTGAGTGTAACAGTCCGTGAACGTCCATCGATGTGATGCCCAAGTCTTTGGCGAATAAGCCGACTGACTGAATTGAATTGAGTTGAATAGGATTGTGAGGGAGCATCTTGAGGATTGTAGCATCTTGCTTGGCGTCCTCCAGTTGGATGTGCTCCATGGCTTCTGTGATTTCAGCGACCTGTGCTTTACCGAACTGCATACCGTATCGGTCTAATGTCTGCTGACCCTCATCCAACGGTGGAGGCATATTGCCCATCGGAGGTGCCTCACCCATAGGCGCTGGTGTAGGAACAGGCATTTCACTTTGTCGATTGGCTTGCCTTTCTTCCTCTATGCCTTTATTCGCATTTGCCCCGAAATCTGAAAGGAATGGTTCGTGATAGCGAGGTACGACTGTTTCAAGTTGCCCGTGTGTCTGATTATGACGGAAATCATCGCCAAGCGGACTGTAACCTAAAGCACCCTCAGCAAGGTTAGGAATACCACGTGCCTCACGCATTTGTGCATGTATACGCTCGGCGGTTTCTCTTGCCTTTGGGTTACGGTCGTGGCGGTTCGCTTGATGGTCATGGTCCCTGAATTCAGTTATTGCACGCTGTAGTGCTTCATCGGCAGGTACACCCTGTCGTTCCAAAAGTTTAGCATAATATGCAGGTATAGCCGCTATGTGCCTTGAGTTGTGAATTCTACCGCCTCCCTTTGTACCCATATCGCTCACGTGTATAGAATCGAACATATCTCTGTATTCACTGGAATTCATATCAACGCCTAAATCCTCGGCAATGCTCCTCAAAATCTTAGGTCCATAATTACCCTCTTTGATTTGTTTCTTTGCTCCGCCAAACAGATACGATGACTTAGGCTGTCGAGAAAGTAACTCTGCTTCAGCATCACTGATATTTACACCAAATTCTTTACCTCGTGCTATAATGCTTTCAGGCGTTATAACCATTTTTCTACTTTCCGAATCTTTGCCATATGCGAAAGTCTTTGTGTCGTAGAAAGCCTGTGGTGCAAGTTCAGCGAGTTGCAGAGGATGAAGGTTGTTGAGCGGGTGGTCTTCGGCTGCAATGTTTGTACGGTATCCCGAGCCGTCAGGTCGACCTCTTGCTCTTCCTTTGTTGCCCCTTTGACCCTCAACCCGACCAAAAGTCAAGTCACGAAGAGGTATATTTGAATGTGCTAAGTAACGGTCTTTGAGGGTGTTGTTTAATTTCGCTTTTGCCTTGTCATGCATTGCCTTGAAACGAGGGTCACTCTCCAATAGTTCCATCATCTCAGGACTTTCAAGATAACCCATTGCCTTCTTTACTCGCTGTGCCATTTCGTAATGGATGGGGTTGATGCCTCCGTCAATGAATACCCCTTGGTCAGCGTGCGGGTGGTCGACGTTACCCATGTTTAATGAGTAATTGAGGAGTGGGTTAGCAAAACCTTCTGGTGAAGGAGTCGACCCACGATTTGCTCTGTCCTCTGAAATACTATGCTTGTCGTATGTGCCGCCTACGTGGTTCATTCTCCACTCAACACTGTCTATGTGAGGCACGACGTGCGTAGGGTTACCATGAGTATCGAGGTGACTTGCGTTGTGGTCGTCAATCGCAGGGCTAATGATGTGTTCTCTGACGAATTTTTCCCCGTCTTCCTTTGTTCCACCTAATAGGTCTGCAAACATTCGACTCAAATCGTAAATCATGTAGTCCATAGGGTGAAACCCGTGAGGTCGATTAGCGGTACCTTGGTCAGAGTGAGGTGCCGTTGGGTCATCTTCATTGTGCCAAAGCAGGTCCTCTGATTCAGGGTCAAAGGCAAACGGAGGATGATGTGCAACGCCGCCTTCAAATTGATGATACCAAGGGTGCTCAGAGTCTTTTGTCTTGATACCATGCTCAGGAAGCCACTGTGTCAACGGCTTACCGTTCATTTCAAGACTAAATGACTTGATAAGAGAATTGTTTCCATGAACGGACAGGTACGATTCGACAAGTCCTTTGAGGAGTGCCTTGCCCTCGTTGTCTGGAAACAGTTGATTACGAGGCGTGTACTTGAACATCAGGCAACTCTCCCGCTTCCACGTGCAGCAAAGACGTGACCGGGCATACCTGAGGATGACATCTCATCTGATTCAGGGTCATCAGTTGCTCCTTGCGGGTTTGTTGTTTCTCCTCGGTGACCTGCTTCTTTGTTCTTGTTACTTCCACGACTGAGTGGAGCCTTCTTCATTCGGTCTTGTCGCTCGACAATCTTCTTCATATCACGAATGATACGGCGGAGTTGTGAGATGTGGAGATAGTCCTTTGCTGATTTGAGCAACATGCCCATTTCTTTGAGTTCAGCCTTTTTCATCTCACCTGCAAGTCGAGGAATCTTACCTGAACCCATCGGTCCGGGTGTCGTAGGCGTACGCTGTTCGATGTTGTGAGGTTGATGAGGCATTGAGATGTTGCCCATGAGTGCACGCTGGTGCCGCTGACCGAGTTGCTGTCGGTACTTACCGGGGAACAATCGTAGCGGTTGCTTGGTTGATAGACCCAAGTGACCCATTTCGACAGCGAGTGGTGCTTCTGTAAGTCCACCGTGCTCTGTGCGTGGGTTGAGTGTACGGGATTGACGCTTAGAGCGAATCGATGTAGCGATGTGTGGCTTACGTCCGCCGGGTGGACCGTCATACTTTGGCTGTTGCCAAGACTGGTCACGTGCTTTCATCAAACTCGACCAAGCATCAGCCATCGGTTCACTTGTGTTCTTCTGTTGAAATTGGGGGTCGGAACTTTGTACTTTTGGCTTTTGAATGTAAGGGGCGGCTGTTA